TCACGGCTCGCCCCCGTTCTGCGCGGCCTCGGTAGCGGCGCGGGCAGCGCGATATGCATCAAAATATTCACGCTGTTCCCTGCGTTCAGTTATGGCCGCAAGAAGTTGATCTTCTGGGAATGCGTCGATAATATCCCGGAGGGTACATTTGAGTGTGTGACTTGGCAGGTGTTCGGTAAAGTACGGTTTCGCGCCTGCAATTCGGTAGTGATTTAGGTACACGCACCGCTTTGCAACAACCTGCACCTCAACCAGAACGCCAAGTACTTCATTCGGTTTTTGTGCACTGACTTCGTTCCAATCTTCGGTTCCGCTAAAAGTATACTTGCCGACCATCACACCGCCTCCCCGTCCGCGTCGTCTGCTGGGTGGGTGAAATCCTCGTTGGGGAAGCCGTCCGGTGCGCACGAATGGTGCCAGTCCGCGCCGTGATCGTCGCCCATATAACTTTCATCGTCATCGCTGATCGGCTTGAGGCATACGACACACAGCAGATCATCCGACTGCGCGGCGGGCTGGGTCGGGAGGTCAGCATCGGCGCGGGGAGCCGTGCGCGCGAGGATGGCGCGCAACGCCATGGCATCCCAATAGGCGTTGTGCTGAACAGCGCCCGGAAGATCGGTCGGATAGCAATCGACGTTGCGGACCTCGAATGTCATGCCGGGGTAGTCTGCCGATGCCCATCCGCCATCAGGCCCAGTGGATAGGACTGTGCAGAACCGGCCAATATCCACAGGGCTGTCAGCGATGATTACGGGGTGACCGACCGGCTTCATGAAAGCGCGAATGAGGCTTCCCCAATCATTCAGGAACGCCACTGTGCGGCCGATTGGCAGCCTCTCGTGAACCAGCGGCCACACGTTCTCGGCTACCCATGGGTCCAGATCGGGAGGCGGCTCAGGGACACAAAGGTACAGTCCTCCACCTGTCTCCGAGATGACGGCCATACTGATTAGCGCGCCACCGTGGCCGTTGAATTCGCAGTCGATGTAGAACTTTGCGGGCGCGTCACTCATGGCTGGTTCCTCCGGTGAGGGCGCGGGCATCCGACATTTCCCACATGGTATCTGCCGACATGCTGGTGTTCTCGCTGGCATTGAAGCCTTCAATGTAGGCGGCGCGAACCAGTTCCTTGAAGGTGGACAGTGCGGCGGATTGGCGCTCGATGATGTCAGCCATCAACCGAAGGTTTTCCGGGTAGTAGGTCACGCAGACATATTGAGCGGCGACACGGAGGAGGCGCGCCAACTTCCGCCCCTCATCCCCCAGCGGCTCCAGCAGGGAGCGGTTCAGGGTGATCATGGAGGCGAGGGCTTCGGCGAACGTCCATGCGTCCCCTGTGCCGTCTCCATTCCATTCATCCAGCACCTTCTGCGCTTCGGCTACGGGGTCACCATTCGCCATCGTCGTCCTCCACTTCGTCGTTGAGGTCTTCCTGCACAGCGCCCGTGCCTTTACAGGTCGGGCAATCTTCCTCGAACACCTGCGTCGGCGATCCGGTGACCAGCACGCGGCGCTTTGGCCGCCAGCCGTCGCCGTTGCAGTCTGGGCAACACACGTCGATGATCATGGGCGTTCTCCTACAGGCAGCGCCGGGCCGCAGTTCATGAAGCAGTCCTTCACGTTGCCGCAGTCGAAGCAGATGCGATCCAGCGCCTTCTTGGCGGCGCTATCGGGCCAAGGCTTCCCGCCTCGACTGGACGTGTGTTCGCGCATTCCCTCGGTGAAGCCCTCGTTGTAGGCGTCCTTCACCAACTTGCGGAGCGCGGCGTATTCGTCGGCTACGGGGTCAACCATGGGTCGCCTCCCGCGCCTTGAGGATTGCCGATACGATCTCCTGCGGCACCGGCATGAAGCCTAGCGCACCCTTCATCGGCACCAGCGGAAGCGGTGTCGCGTCGGCCAGCACAAAGCCGTATCGGCCCACGAACCACCGACTGGCCATACTGGTCACGCAATCGGTGATGCGCGCCGCGCCGCAGATGCCGCCAAGCGGAAGATCGACGCCAAAGTCTTCCTTGAATTCACGCATCTCGGTTTTCGTGATTGTCTTGCTGGCGTGCAAAAGAACCCAGCCCCGGTATTGGGTGGGCCAGTCCCGGTTCTCGACGTCCTTGCCGTCATGCAGGATGTGGTGGATCCACGGCTGCCGGATCGACAGAGCATGAATTGGCCCAGCATTCAGTCGCGCGTTCAGGTCAACCATGGGAGGCTCCGTCTGTCAGGAGGGCGCGGGCTTTGCACATCGGGCAATCGCATCCCGCTGTGTGTTTGGTGCCAAGAACCTGCTTCACGGCGGGGATGTTGATGACGGCTTCCAGCGCTTTCCTGAGGGCTGCGTGGGATTCTAGGAGGGCGGGGACGGCTTCACGGCACAGGGCGATGAAACGGGCGTCCGCCTCAATGCTGAACTGCCCATGGTATGCGCCGAGCGGCCCGTCGATCAGCCATTCGCATGTGTTCGTAGCGGTGCATTCTGCACATGTCTCGGCATAATGGGTCCAAGGCCCCGGCGTCACGCCAACCAGCGCCTCCGCCAACCGCTCGGCATCCGTATCGCGGGGCGGGGTCATTCCGTCCACCCTTCAAGTTCGTGAAGCGCCTCGATTACCTCGGTAGCGTCGTTCGACCCAGATGCCGCGAATGCCTTTTCGAGCGATGCCGTCATCATGGCGATTTGCGGAGCGACAATGACATTCGGCATCCGACGCAGTTCCTCGAAATGCTCGCGGACAACCGCCACTCGGGCAATCTCGCGGGCCAGTTTTTCAGCAGCGTTCATTTCCCTCTCCATTCCTGATAAATCCGCTGGGCCAGGGCTGGGCCGTCTAGGCCGTGCGATGCAAGCCAGCACCCCAACCGCGGCGCCAGAATTCTCCCCGCCAGCGCAGCCGTCAGTACCCCGGCGAAGGCCGCAGCCATGCAGGCGAGTACCAAGGCTATGCCGGCGGGGAAGGTGGTCATGCATCACCGTCGAACAAATCAGCCGACAGACGCAGCGTTGACCGTGCCCTGTCCTCGACGATCAGGTTGTTCCGGCGCAGCGTGCCCAGGTTGTTGCCGTAGGATCCGGTGTTGGGCTGTAGCCCACATGCGAAGGCCAGCGCTGTTCTGGTGATATCGGCCGGGTAAATGTCGACCAGGTGATCGAACATGCGCTGGACACCGCCGCCACCGATGGCAGAGCGCCACATCGCCCGAACTTCCTCGGGCGTAACCGGCGCTACGGCGGCGCCGAATTCCTCGACAGCTTTCGGAGAGGCCCAACATTCCTGTCCAGCCTCGAGCATGTACCCGTCACGCCGGAGCGCGCCCAGGTTGTTGCCGAATGAGCCGGTATTCGATTTCAATCCAGCCAGCGTGCCAAGTTGCGCGCGGGTCAACTTCGCTGGATGGCGCGACACCAGCACGTTGAGCATCCGCTGGACACCGCTAGGCCGCTTGCCTTCGGTGGACGCTGGCGCCGGACGTGATGACTGGAGGATCGTCCTTGCAGGCTCGCGCTCGGCATCAGGAATCGGCATGGCTTGAATCTGGCGGGCGACTTCGAGGTGCCGGTCATCCTTGGGTTCCTCAAGTTGACGCAGCAGTTCCCGCACGGATGCGGCGGCCGAAGCTAGACCATCGGCATATCCGACCTTCCAGCCGGCGGCATGAGCATCTTTCCGCGCTGCTTGGTGTTCCCGGTCATCACGCACGGGGCGCTTCTGCGGCTTTGCATCCTGGGCTTTCTCTCCGGCCAGTGCGCTCAACCGAGCCGCGATGGCACCGACATCAAGCCCTGCCTTGTCGGTCAGCAGCAGCGCGTCCTCGCCGTGTTCCGGCGTGCGGCTGGTGTCGAGGGTGGTAATCTCGGGGAAACGCACCTTCTCCAGCACACCGGCCTGCGGTGACCAGACGAAGCCTTCACCGGTATCAAGGCCGGGGAGGGCCGACAGTACTTTCTTGCCGAGCGCGGTGTCAGCCACACCCTTGATCCAGCCTTCGATGGCCTTTCGGTCCTGCTCGCTCACCAGCCGCATGGCGACCAAGGTCGCGGCCTGGGTGACCACGTTCTTGTGCAGCACGGCCGGCCGTTGGGTGATCATCGTCACGCGGAAACCGCGCGCTCGGCCACGTCGCACGATGCGATCCAGTTCGCCCAGAAGCCGCATGGCATCCGGCATCGGCTGCTGGGGCATCATCTCGTCTGCCTCATCAATGATGAGGTGCAGTGGCGCCCTGTTGAGCCGGTACAGTTCGGCGGCGAAAGCCGTCATGAACCGCCGCATCGCCGCGCCCGTCATTTGGGACAAATCGAGCAGCGCCGATGGGCCAGCCGGGTCAGCGATCAGCGTCGCAACCGCAGTTCCCATGTCCTCGGTGACCTCGATGTCAGCGTGTTCACCACCCAGGATAAGCAGGGGCAGCCCACCACCGCCATCACACCCCAGTCGGAGCCCGTACCAGACGCCGATGACGTCAACGATGCATGTCCGGCGCCCGTCGCGGATCAACCGCTCGACAACGCCTTTCGCCGTGAACGTCTTGCCGGCGCCTACCATCCCGACGATCAGGATGTGCTGCGACAGCGCGGCCTCTGGTATGGGGTGTGTCATCGGTTAGCGCTTCCCACCCTTGGCCCGCGCCCGCGCATCCGCGATGCAGCGATCCACGTCCGACCGGTTGAGCCCATTCAGCGCCGCGATCCAAGTCGCGTTCTCCGTGATCACGGTTTCGACCGCCCCCGCATTGTTGATGCCGTTCAGCTTGATCATGAAGGCATCGACCCGGTTGACGTCGTTCGGGTCATCCCCGTCGCCGAGCAAGTCGGCTTGTGTCCCTTCGGCGGCAGGGGAAGTCTCCCGAGAGGGGGCCGCGGAATCCTCCCCCTGCCGCTCGTCATGCGCCTGGCCGTCCTGCGTGGGCGACGAGTGCGCTGTGGTGGGCGTATTGGCTGATGCGCCCTGGTTGTCGATGATCTCGCCGGTCTCGGCGTCGTGTTCGGTTTCGGCCTCGTCTTCGCCAGCCATCACTTCGGCGACTGGCGCGGTCTCGACATAGTCAACGCGCTGCGGGCGCGGGGTGACATCGCGCGGAGCCTGCACGCCCTGCTGCGGACCGCTGCCGTGCTGGACGATCATCCCGGCCTCGCTCTCGATGTAGTCGTCGCCGAGTTCTTCCGGAAAGGCCGCGCGCAGGGATGACGCCTCGGCGCACTTGTCCAGCTGGCCGCGCGGCCGCTTCTGCCACATGGAGTTCGGGTCGCCGCCCTTGTTCGACGAGAACGTCTCCATCCAGTAGACGCGCGGGCCCTGAAACGCGACGCGATTGCCCTTGACCATCCGGTAGACGGTGACCTGCGCCCATTCCGGGAACTTCACCTTGACGGTGCTGGTCTTGCCGTTCCTGTCGGTGACCGGCCATTCGTTCTCGATGTCGTCGCCAAACACCGTGGCGTCGCGGCCGGCATAGACTCCGGTGCGGAAAGCCGTGGTGCGCAATTCACCGATTCCCGGCCAAACAGTGTCGACCAGCTTGCCTTTGCCCTTGTCCCAGATCGGCACGATGTGGACGTTGCGCTTGAACGGATCCAGATTGCGCGCCTTGCAGTAGGACAGGGCCAGGATCACGCTCTCGGTCGACTGCGCGCCGGGGAAGATGGCCTCGACGAGCGCCTTCCATGAGGAGCGGTCAACGCCGAAGCGTTCCTCGATTGCCGGGTGATAGGGCAGGCGCGGGCCGGCGAGGGCCGGGACGTTGCTGGCCGGATGCTGGTTCACCGGCTGCTGTTCAGTCCGGGTAGCGGTCGCGGGTTGGTTCGCCATGTTGGCAGTTCCTTTCGGGTGAGCGGGTTAGCGGGTGACGGCCTTGGCGTCCTTGAACACGCGGACACCCTTGAGCGGTTTGCCGTCCTGGTAGGCTTTCACGTAGCCCCGGATTGCCTTCTCGATGGCGTCACGCGCGAGGAAGGGCCGGAGCGATGCGAGCGGGATCGCCTTGATGTCGGTGATCTCGAATTCCCAGGTCTCGCGCAGGCTGGTGACGGAACCGTAATCGCCGCGAGTCCGGGACAGGTCGGCGGCCTTTGTCTCGCGGGCAACGGGCTCGGGCGCCGGCGCTTCATCGACCGCGGGCAGCCCAAAGGCGTCCTGGTTCTTCGCCGCTTCCTCTTCGGCGCGGATGGCGGCTTGCCGCTGTTCCTCGGCGATGCGGGCACGCTCGGCGTCGGCCTTGCGGCGCAGATGCGCGGTCAGCCGGTCGTTCAGCCGCGCCTTGGCGGCATCCAGCGGCTCGGTCAGCTTCTTGAAGAACCCACCGACCGCGCGCTGCGCCTCGAGATGTGGCTTGATCGCCTCGACGCGGCTGTCCTCGGCTGCCTTGGCCGTGACGCTGATCTGCTTGATGAAGTCGGCGACCTTGCCGGCCACATCGTCATTGTCGATGGTCTCGGGAACGCGGCCGACGGCTTCGACCAGCGCATCACGCCGGGCGATCAGATCGACGTTCGCCAGGGTCAGGTTGTCGATCAGCAGTTCGATGGGGCTGGGCGGGTTGTTGCCGCCCATGACGGCGCGCGGGTTCTCGAGGTCTGTAGTGGTGTCGAGAGAGTCCATTCTGGTTCTCCGGTTAGAAGAGGACTGGCAGCGACGCGAGGTCGATGCGGCGATAGGGATTGGCTTCAGGAAGGTGCGGCGCGTGTTCGGCGGCCCACTGGCGGTCAGCAACGAGGAAGCGCCATTCGGCTTCCGTGATCGGGTTCCGGCATGACGCGACCCACACCTCGGCGATCTCGGCGTCACCGGCCTTGATCTCGTCGCCGACGCACGCCTGCCAGCGCCAGGAGCGGTCCAGTTCGTCGCCGGTCTCAGAATCGACGGGCGGCCCATAGAACAGGCGGACTGGCACCCACGGCCCTTTGCTGACCAGCTTGCGCTTGTAGTAGCCGGCCACCGGTTCATTGATGGCGATCTGGGGGCGCGCGGCGCGGCCGGGGCTACGGCTCATGACCGCCTCCGCTGCAATTCGGAGTCAGCCGTGAACATCACGTCCTCGTCGAAATCCTGCCGGAGCATCCACTGCAGGTAGTCGCCCGGCACCTGTGACAACGGGACGTTCGCGTGCTTGCCGAAGCGGAAACGGGGAAGCAGCGCGGGTTTCCCCGATACTTCCAACATACGCTCCAGTGTCCAGCCCTCGCGCTTCAGAGCATCAAGGATGCCGACCGTGGTCCATGCATCAAACAGTGCCCGGTGGGTATGACCGGTGCTCTCTGGTGGCCGGGGAGCCTTGAGCCAGTAGGACAGGACCTGGTTGCTGTGCGACGGCGCATCCGGCCATTGCTGCAGCGCGCACTTGTAGGTGCAGACCCAGCGGTCGCCTAGTGGTCCGAGAAAACGGCGATCAAACTTGGCGTTATGCGCAATCCATACCATCGGCTCGCTGCTTCTGAGCCATGACAGCGCGGCGTCCAGATCGGGCGCGTCGGCGCACATCTCATCCACGATGTGATGGATGGCGGATGCTGTCGCAGGGATCGGAACACCTGGATTGATCAGCGTCTGGAAAATCTGTCCATTGGACGAAGATCCGAAATCGAAGTCATAGCGGACTGCCGCAACCTCGACGACGCGTGCTTCGTCATCAATGCCCGTCGTCTCACAGTCAATGACGGTGACGAAATCAACCATTGGCTTTGCTCCTTATGGCCCGAACCGCAGCCCTCGGCGCGATCCGCTCCGCCTCGACATTGGCCCTGATCCGGCCGTCCTCCATCTCGACGTTGAAGTCGCGGGAGCTGACGCCGACGATCCGGCCGTGGTGGTGACCGTCAATGGTGACGGCATCTCTCAGCGAGTAGCGCACTAGGTGAGCCTCCCCAATTTCCTGATGATCTTCGTGAACCGCTCCGGCGACTTGCCGGCCACATAGGCCAGCAGCGCCGGCGTCATGTCGGGCGCCGGTTCCTTCGCCGGCTGGTCAGCACGCTTGCGCCGGGTCACGTGGCCCTTGCGGCTGCGGATGCTGTAGCGGAGGTGCCGGTTCTCGGCTTCGAGTTCGGCCTCCCTGGTGCTTAAAGCCGTCATGCCAGCGCCCTCCGAACCAGCCGTGCTGCGCCGATCACGAGCCACGTCACCATGGCCGCGACGTCCATCAGCAGGATCAGGCTTGCCCCGATGGCCGCGATGACGACGCCAGCGCCGAACACCACGATGACAATGGCCGCGAAGGCGATGGCGGCTGCCGTCAGCCCGCAGATGCGCGCGAAGGCAAGCCAGGCGGAGGTGAGGCGGGGCGAGGCGATCACGGGCCCATCTCCACGACCGCCCGGCGCTTGGCCACGAGGGCGGCGGCCTTGTCGATCAGGTCGGCGGCTTCGTCCATGTCGGTCACGCCTTCGAACGCCAGACCGTCAAGGCGACGGTGGGCAATGGCGAGGTCAGCGGCGATACCGTCCAGTTCGCGGAACAGGTCGTCATTGTTCTCGACCATCGCGCGGCGGCGGGCGGATTCTGCCTGGGTGATGCGGCCGTAGGCGTTCATCACGCTTCCTCCAGGTGCTTCTGCTGCCGGTCGAAAGCCTGCTCGCAGTAGCAGGGCGTCTTGCCGTCATGGCTGGCATAGCGGCAGTTCAGGCCGCCGCGATCGCACTTGATCCAGCCGGAGCCTTCGCAGTCGGGGCAGGTCACCGTCACATATTCAGGGTCGATCTGGACGATGGAGCGGGCGGGCAGCGGGCCCTCTTCCCACTCACCCATGCCGTCGCACCGCGCGCACTCGGCTTCCAGGCAGGTGCACGATCCGACCGGGCTGTCGTTGCCGCAGAGCTCGCAGACCTTGCTCATGATCAGGCCGCCATCGTTTCGTCGAGAATGATGATCTGGTCCATGCCGCGCAGCCGCTCGACCACCATGTCGGCGATCTCGGCAGCCGTGGACGGATACGCCGGCGCCGGGGCACCCCAGCCGGGGACATCGCCGATGGGCTCGCAGGGAAGGGCGGGCAGATCCCAGCTCGGCATGCTCTTGCCGGAGCGCCACTGGCCGGTGACAGCGGACCAGTCGGCGGTGTTGATGCCATTCGGGACGCTGTCATATTCGGTGATGACGATGCCGTAGACCTTCGGCGTCGCCTCATCCATGTGCGCCGCGTAGATGTGCGCCACGGTGTTCTTGTTGATCCGGTAGACCTTGCCGGGGATGTAGCTGTGCATCACGCGCTCCTGTTCTGGTACTGCGCCGCCCGCTGCCGGGCCTTGGCGCGCTGGTGATTGACGTGCCGCCAGCGATCCTGGAGGCGCTCGCTGTCGGGATTCGGCGCACCGCAGGACCGGCAGTTCAGGTCGGCGGTGTGGTGGGCTCCGCATGCGCAGATCGCGGGGAGGTGGCGGCGGGTGTCCAGGCGTTGCATCACCGGCCTCCCAGCGCTGCCTCGGCACGCGCGATCAGCGCCTCGCCGGTTTCGATGAAGGCCAGCAGGCTCGGATCCGTCGGACCGCCATCCACATCCGCGCAGTCGTGGCGCAGGCCTGCCAACTCGGGCTTGAAGTGGGCCACGATGTCGCGGATCAGGTCGGGCAGCGGGTTGGCGTCCGGCATGCGCAGGACGGTGATGCCGCGCGGCCGCGCCTTGTCACGGCGGATGAAGCCCAGCCGTTCCAGGGACGTCAGCCGGAAGGCAAGGTTGCCTTTCGACCCGCATCCGGTGGCAGCGATCATCTCGGGATAGGTCGGTGCCGCGCCGGTTGCGTCGATGCATTCGGCGATGAATGCCAGGAGAGCGCGCTGCTTCTGCGTCAGCATCACAGACCGCCCTTCATGGCCTGCAGCCATGCATCGACCTGCGGCGCATACGCGATCCCGGCCAGCATCAGGCCGAAGAAGGCGGTCAGGGCTGCGAACTGCAGGCAGAAGCGGGTCAGGCTGAAATCGTCGGTGGGGGTTTCCATCAGGCGGCTCCCAATGCTTCGACGCCGCTTTGCATGACGACGGATCCATCTTCGCGGGTGGTGGTGATTGCAGACGGGGCAGAACCAGCATTGATGGTGGCCAGCCAGCTCTCATAGCTGGCGGTCATGTCGGCAAAAGCGCTTGCCTTGTTGTCGGCTAGCCACCGCGCAAGCTCTTCCGGCGATGCACACACCGGAGAGATGGGCGTGCCCTCACTGGTGCTTTCGTACATTTGCCAGTGGGTGCGCTCAGCCTCGGACCAGTCGGGCATGTAGTCGTCACGAACTGGACGTCCACCGGCGTAGTCGCTGTAATCTGAACAATCGGTGCGCTGCGTCGCGGGTTTGTAGGCCAGAAGCCCGGCAGGCTTCACGATCTCTGTGCCATCGTGGCGAACCACCTTGCAGCACTCGACCAGATAGCTGCGCTCATAACCTGCGCGATACATGGCTGCGTCGATATCCCACTGCGCCACTTCCTTCGCGAACGATCTGCCGTACAGCGGCCTGTAGTGACCAGCGTGGTCGCGCGGGTGTTCCCAGTCGGCCGGAACTCGCCGTACTTCGCGGCCCATCACGCCGCACCGTCGTTCAGCGGATCAAACCCACCCGGCGCCGGATACGTCGCCGCCTTCGCCAGATCGCGGCGCAGGTTGCGGCTATCGAAATCAATGATCTCGGCGGCAGGCTGAGGCATCACCAGCGTGACCACGTTGCTGGCCTCGGTGTCGCTCGGCAGCGCGTCATGCACGTCGCCAGCGTTGTCGCCGATCAGCCGCCACGGGCAGCCATGGAACAGCTGCAGGAACGTCTCGGCGCTGTCGCGGATGCGCGGGTTCGGCGAGTGCGTGGCGGATTTCAGCGCGGCCAGCATGACCGGCGTGCCCTTCCCACTCAGCAGCGCGGCGGCGGCTTCATTCACGCCGAGCGAGACGGCGAATTCTAGGTTGGGGTCGCGGTTCATGCGAATAGCCCCTGAGCATTACGGAACCGGCGCATCTCAGCCTGGCTGCGAAAGTGCCAGCTCTTGGCCACGGCCACGGTCAGAACGAACCCGGTGCTGACCGGTGTCACGACAACCACCTTGTCCGTGTAGGACGGCGGGACGGCCGGCTTGCGGCGGCTATTCGGAGGGGTGGGGGAGGTAGGCGCTTCCAATTTCATCTCCATCTGGCGTCTGTGCCGATGGACTGAATATATCCACGATATGTGGACGATGCAAGAGAAAATCGCCACGATACGTGGCCATATCACTTTTTGTTGAAATCGCCGCAGTGGAAACAATCGCCCCGCAGCGTGGCCAAATCGCTGGTCGCTAAGTGCGCTTCCGCACACGTCGTTCTAATCACTCAGGAATACCCTTGGACGCTTGCGCAATCCATGGGTGTGGAGTTACCGTGTGGTTCGGCTTGGGCAGAATATATTGAGGGGGGGTGGCTAAATGGTTGAGTCACGGATTGCTAATGATGCGCTGCTCGCCCACCTGGCGCAGGCCGTCGCCATCCGGCACGGCCGACAGATCGAAGACGTCATGGGGGATGTTCGTCGGTTTAGCTGGCCTCAAGAAGACGGCCTGGATCAACGCGAGGCGTTGATACGCTTTATGTGCGGCCGGATAACTTCCCAGCCGCGCGCCAAGCGTCAAGGCGGTCCCTGAAATCACCCAGAAGGCCGGCCCTTTTCCCGAACAGAAGATAGTCTGCTGTGCAATCTAGCTGTTCGCAGATCGCGCCCAGCAGCTCCGGTTCGGCCCAGCGCCAGCCGTTGATGAAGTTGCTCATGCGCTTCGGGGAGATGCCGATTTTCCGCGCAAAGGCTGCGTCCGACTTATAGCCCGACGCTGCAATCGCCTCTTGCAGGCGATCACCGAATGCAATCTTCGCGGGTGTCTTCTCAGCAGCTTTAGCCATGCCGGTATCGTGGCGCAAACTGTACGGTTTTGCGCCCCACGAGTTGTGGCCATGTGATGCTTGTATAATATCCACGATACGTGTACATTGTGGACCATGCCAAACAATCAAGACATCATTCGAGAACTGGCCGCCAAGAGAGGTGGCCTTGCTGGGCTTGGCCGTGAACTGACACGACGTTCTGGGCGCCATCTTAAGGACCACCGCGCTGTCTGGAACTGGACTGTGCGCGGCGTTCCGGCAGAGTGGCGATATTGGATCGCGGACCTCGCCGCCGAAGACATAGAAGGCTTTGATAAGGACGCCTTCCTGCGCGGGGAGGCCGCATGATCCTTTGCCCCGCCAAATCCGCACAAGCCACGCCCGATCATCCAAGCCGTGTCAACCATGCGCGTCCCGGATCGGCGGCGCAAAGGGGCATCGGTAGTACACCCGAGGTGAAGCCGTGACAGCCCTCTACGCCATAGAGCGCGGCGTCCCGCTGCCGCCGAGGGAGCCCAACGAGTTCCCGTTCGCGGGGATGGATGTCGGTGACAGCTTTCTGGTGACCGACAGCGACAGTTTCGCATCTGCCCGCGCGGCCGCATCGCAGTACGCGCGCATCCATGGCGTCAAGTTCACGGCGCGCGCCGTCGCCGATGGCCTCCGCGTCTGGAGGACCGCATGAATTCCCCAATTGCAGGCACCGGCTCCAACAGCTTGGCCCCTCCGGCTGTCACCTATGCCTGCAAGCCCGGATGTGAGCCCTCGCATTCGGGCACCTCTTTCCAATCGTCGCCAGGTTTGTGCCTTGGCGTCGATGCGGCCAGCCAGGTTCTCCCCGGTTCAGGGCTGGCCGCTCCACTTGTCTCCATCCGCGCGGTTCCCGTTTCCACGCGCGGCACCTTGGCCGGGGCCTTTGGGCTCCGGTCCTTTTCTTAACCCGATGAGGTGACCATGGACGCGACGTCCCACGATACCAACACCGGCGAACTACATGGCCGTGTCGCCACTGTGGAGACCTCCGCTGCCGCCGGCCAACTGAAAAGCATGGTTGAACGGATAGAGCGTCTTTCCGAAGAGCGGGACGGTCTTTCGGCAGACATTCGCGACATCTACGCCGAGGCGCGCGGCAATGGGTTCAACCCCAAGGCCCTTCGCAAGGTGGTCGCGGAGCGCAAGAAGGACCGGGATATCAGGCAGGAAGAACAGGCGATGTTCGACTTGTATTGGGACGCGGTGAACTGAGCCATGACGGGCGTTGGGGGCGGCGAACTCGAATCCGAAATCCAGTGCGGTTGCGTAGACCTGCTGCGCCTGCATGAGCGCATGGGGCGTCTGACGTTCTTCGCTGTCCCCAACGGCTCGCATCTGTCCGGCTCATCCAAGGGTGTCCGCTCCCGAAAGGGACGCGAACTCAAGGACCAAGGGATGCGCTCCGGTGTGCCCGACATCGTGATCCTGGTCCCGAACGGGAGGACCGGTTTCGCCGAACTCAAGACCAAGTCCGGCAGCCTGTCTGATGACCAGAAGGGCTGGCGCGACACCCTGAAGGCCATGGGCTTCGAATGGCGACTGGTCCGCAGCGTCGAGGACATGGCTTTCTTCATTGCGGAGTTGGGCGCATGAGCCTCAGCGACCCCGAATGGACCGGCTACGAACTGACCATCCTCGAGGCCTGCATCATCGCCCGCATGACCTGGCGGCAGATGACCGAACGGCTTCCTGGCCGTAGTGCCAAGGGCTGCCAGAACAAGGCCCACAAGATGGGATGGCTGTCGCGCAGCAACGCCCATGGCCCGCTGGAGCCCATCCCCGAAATCAGAACCGCGCCGCCGGAGCTGGAGCAGGCAGTCGAGACGCTGCGCCGCTATGCCCTGCCGGTGCGCGCCATGGAGACCGTATTGCGGCCCAAACGCATTCCCGCCCGATATGACATGTCGACCACGTTCAAGGTCGGCGACATCGAGGACGTCCCTGCCGAGCAGATCATCGAGATGGCCAACCGGCTCAGCCATGCCTCAGCGGGGTGTGTCGGATGAGCGCATGGACCGAAGCCGAAAAGGATTTTCTCACGGCCGAATGTGAGCGTGGCGTCCTGACCTATCAGCAGATCGGCAAGGCGCTCGGCCGCAACAAGGCCACCGTCGCGTCCGTCGCCCGCGAACTTGGTCTGCGCAAGCGCATCCTGCCGCGCTTCTGGACACCTGAGCGGTGCGAGGAACTGGCCCGCCTCTGGCCGACCATGACCAAGGCCGACCTCGCCAAGCATTTCAAGACCACATCAGGGTCCATCGAGTCCAAGGGTGGACAGATGGGCCTGACCAAGAGGCGCGCCAATCGCGGGATGATCTTGGCGCCGGAACAGCGCGCCCAGGAATGCTGCGGCGCCTGCGGCATCCGGCATGAGTTCGCCGCCGGCTGCCAGCGTGATGGCTGCCAGCATTACGCGCCGCCTGTGTACCAGCCGCTGGTGCGCTACGGCGTCGTCGGGGAACTGGCATGAAAAACCAGTGGACCGCCCAACAGGACGCGATCATGGCCCGCATGGCTGCCGATCTGCACAGCATCCCGGAGATCGCCGCTGCGACGGGCCAGACCATGAAGGCCGTGCGCTACCGGATGGAAATCCTCGGCATTCCCCGGCTGGGGCGGATGACGGAGAGCCGCAAGAGGCGCGCGGCTGATGGGGTTGGGGTGGGCGCATGAGCCAGAACACCAGCCATGCCGTGATGGCGCATCGGAAAGAGGCGAGCGATTCCCTCGACTTTTTCCCGACGCCGCCATGGGCTACCCGGGCGCTGTGCGAATTCCTAAAGGAGCGCCACGAGGTCAGCGACCAGCTTGTGTGGGAACCCGCCTGCGGTGGCGGACACATGGCGCGGACGCTGGCGGAATACTTCCATTCGGTCGCGGCCGGTGATGTCCACGACTACGGCCAGGCTGTGATCGAGGATTTCCTTTGGCCAAGCGAGAAGAGGGCCGATTGGATCATCACCAACCCACCTTTCCGCCTAGGGCGTGAGTTCGTCCTGACGGCGCTGGAGCGCGCCCGAGTCGGCGTCGCTATGCTGGTGCGGCTCCAGTTCCTTGAAGGTGGCGAGCGCTATCACGACCTGTTCGCCAAGGCTGGGCGGGAACCTGCTTACATCCTGCCGTTCGCCGAGCGCGTGCCTATGGTGAAGGGGCGCGTTGATGCGCTGGCGTCAACCGCTACCGCTTATTGCTGGATCGTCTGGCATGTCGGCGAAGGTGGCGAAACCAACATGCACTGGATCCCGCCTGGCACCCGGAAGCGTCTTGAGCGCGACGGTGATTACGCATGACCTACGACGCCGCGCAGAACTCCATCGCCTCCCACGCGCTCGCGCTGGCCGAATGCCGCCGCCGCTACTTGGCCGGGCGCATCGAAGGCGAGACCGCCGCGCAATACCGGTTGCGCATGACGCCGCATCCGTTCCCGCCGCTGGCCAAGCGCAGGAAGCACGATCTGCTGTATTCGCGCCCGGGGCAGGGATGCGTCGAGGTCGTCCATCATGTCGTCGGCAGCGATGCCGCGCCGCAGGTGGTCCGGCAGGATCCGTGGTTCGCGGTGTGTTTTGCCCAGCGGCATCTGGCGCTTGCGCTGGAGGTGGCATGAGCAAGCTGTTCACAGCCGAGTCTGATCTTGTCGCCGCGTTTTGCGAGATCGTCGCCGCAGACAAGCGCAACCCCTGGGTCGCCTATCACGAGACCGCTGGCTGGGATCTTCTGCTGGCGCATCCGGTCACTGCCCTGCAGATCGGCATCGAGGCGAAACTGAGCCTCAACCCAAAGGTGCTGGACCAGGCGTTGCCGGACGAACACTGGTACAGCCTGAACGGCCCCGACTATCGCGCCGTGCTGGTGCCCGCCGATTCCTGCCAGCTTCACATGGAGCGCATGGCCGACAGGTGCGGCGTCCACGTCATCAAGATCCGTGCACGACGTGGATGGGATGACAGTTTCACCGGCTGGGGACTGGACCGTGACTTGCCGGATCAGGCTTCGGGCTATCGGGACTGGCATCCCTGGTGCCCGGAACAACGCTGCGTCCTGCCTGACTACATCCCTGATGTCACCGGCGGCCACGCCGCTCCGCTACAACTGACGCCGTGGAAGATCAAGGCCATCAAGCTGATGATTATTCTGGAGCGCAGGGGCTTCGTCACCCGTTCCGACATGAAGGCGCTGCAGATCAGCCCTTCCCGGTGGTGCGACAAGTACGGTGGATTCCTGACCCCCGGTGATGGCGGCTACTATCCCTGTGAGCGCACGCCGGACCTGAAGGCGCAGCACCCCCGCAACTGGGCTGAAATCGAGGCCGACTTGCCGAAATGGGGCGCCCCGTTTGCGCTGCCGGCCACACCATATCCTGCTGCGGCTAGTCATCTTCCTGTTGATCTCAGGGTGACGGCATGAACGCGGAATCACCCATAGACCTCGGCTACGAGACCGATACGGTCGCGCTGTTCAACCTCGAGATCGAGCAGGCCATTCTTGGTGTCGTGCTGACCCGCGCCCAGGTGCTGGACCAGATCGAGTTCCTGCGCGCCGAGCATTTCCATGAAGGGCTGCACCAGCGCATCTATCAGGCGGCATCATCGCTCGCCCGCGCCGGCCGCAAGGTCAGCACCGCATCGCTCAAGACCTATTTTGAGAACGATGCCGGCATGGCCGAAATGGGTGGCACCCGCTATCTGGCGCGGTGTGCAGCGGTCGCCGCCCTTCCCACATCCGTTGTCGATCACGCCCGCATCCTTGTCGATCTCTGGCAGGCCCGCGAAGGCGCCCGCGTCCTTGACGAGACCCGCACGGCGCTTCTCCGGCCTGACGTGGCCAGCACCGCCGCATCCGTGCTGGAGGCCGGCCAGGCCAAACTGAACGACATCCAGGCTGATGGTCCGCGCCCAAAGCCAGAGCATGTGTCCAACCTGATCGGCGATGTCCTACAGAACGTGCAGGATGCCATGAACGGCAAGACCGTCATCCCCAGCACTGGTTCAAAGGATCTGGACGCGGCGATTGGCGGTCTTGATGTCGCCGATCTGATCCTGATGGCCGGTCGTCCCGGCATGGGAAAAACGGCGCGGGCACTCTCGCTGGTGCGCCAGTCAGTCATCGCGAACCCGGCATATGCGGCCGTTTTCTTCAGCCTCGAGATGCCCAAGGGCCAGTTGATCCTGCGTATGGCCTGTGAGGTCGCCAGCACCGACGAGTTCAAGATTCCATACAGCTATGCCAAGCGCGGCCAGATCAACCAGGAGCAGCTGCGCCGGCTCGCGCAGGCACAGTCCGAAATCCAGTCGCTGCCGATCTATTTCGACGACACGCCCGGGCGCACCGTTGCATCCATCGCCGCCGAGTGCCGGCGCCTGCAGCGCGATCTCGCACGCCGCGGCATCCGTCTCGGCCTGGTGGTGATCGACCATCTCCGAAAGATCAAGGACAGCGGCAACTACCGGAACAACGCCAACAAGGCCGAAGGCGAGAAGAGCAACGACCTGAAGAACATGGCCAAGGAACTCGGCCTCAGCGTCATGGCCCTGGTCCAGCTCAACCGCAATGTCGAGATGCGCGAAAACAAGCGGCCGAACGCCGGCGACCTCCGGGACAGCGGCGAGATCGAGGAAGATGCCGACATCATCCTCTTCCCGTATCGGGATTACTACTACAAGCGCAAGGCAGAGCCGACCGGCCATGACGTGGCCGCGCACGTGGCTTGGCGCTCCGAACTGGAGCGGCTCCAATACCGCATGGAAATGATCGTCGAGAAGAACCGGCAGGGCGAAAGCACCACGCTGCACATCGGCTGCGACATGGCGACGAACCGGTTCTGGGATTTGGGCGAACAACCGAAAGGCGAGGGGTTTATCTGATGGCTGAAGCGCCATTTTGGCCGGTTGAGGTCGGTCCCCTTCAGGGGGACACCATGGATTTGTCGGATGCTGAGTACGGCGCCTACATGCGCCTGATGGCTGCTCAGTGGGCCAATAAGGGGCAACCGCTCGCGCGCACACCCGCAAAGTTGGCTCGGATAGCAGGCACGCCGGAGAAGCAGTGGCAAGCGCGGTGGCGTGGAATCGCCCACTATTTCGAGGTGCAGGGGGACATGAGCGACCCCGATGCGCTGGTTACAATCTCTCAATTGAGGGTCGCTGATGACTATCCGGATGTGCTGGCAAAAATTGACGCAAACCGAGAGCGCGCGGCAAAGGCTGGGCGGGCTAGCGCATTGAAAAGAAAGGGGCGGCATCAACGTCGAGTTCAACCTAAAGAACAACATCAAGAGCAACAGCAAGTACAGCTTGATGAACAACCCACGTTGAACTCAGAAGCAACCAAGGATAAGGATAAAGATAAGTCTTCTTCACTACGTTCAGAAGAAGCAGCTAGTGCGCGACCTGTCGAACCCTATCTCGCTTTAGGCGCCTGGATCCTTGAAACCGCCGGCATGTCCGGTGACCCGCGACGGTATCCGCTCGGGATCGTCCGGCAATGGTTGGCCGATTACGGCGAGGAAGCCATTCGTGCTGGTGTCAAGGCAGTCATGGCCCGTCCGGGACAGAAGCAGGTGACATCGCTGAACTATTTCCCTGATGCCATCCGGGAGGCGGCCGCCAAGGCCACGAATGACCGGCTGGCCTACGCTCGGGCCTTCGTCGCCGATTTCACCGAACACCGCTGGCTCGAGTACCTGGGCGAATGGTCGAAGGGGCTGCCGTGGCCGGAGCCGATCATCGGACCGCCGCCGAACCATCCCGACACGCTGGTCTGGGGGCAACTGCTCGAGCGGTACCGGATGCGGTATGGAAACCTTGAACCAGTCCAGACCCAGACGGAGCAGGTGGCATGATTTACTTCTGCAACGACCAGTGGGCCGTGACCGATCAGGGCCTCGAGCATCAGGGGTTTCCGGAGTATGTCGTCGGCATGGACGACGTGGCCGGACTGCAAGATTTCAGCGGCCAGACGGTCTACCACTTCCCGGTGCACATGGCTTCGAAGACGTGGGTCAACATCGAGCTGCTGTTCACGGCGTTCCTGTATGCGCTAGTCCATCACGCCGGCGCCTATCAGCCGCCCGTCGACATGGTGATTGTTCGGGACACGCTGGATCTTGCCCGCGCTCTGGCACCGACGCCGGGGGAGAAATAGGCGAGCTGATGGTGGATTTTATTTCACACTGGAAATCGGTATAATCCGGAGATGGGTATTCTCGAAAACCAGCGGCACGAACTGTTCGCCCAAGGCATCGCTTCGGGGCTCACGGCCGACGAGGCGTACGTTGCTGCGGGCTTCAAACGGAACCGGGGGAATGCTTCCCGTCTGAATTCAGATGAAAGCATTTCGGCCCGCGTTGCCGAACTCAAGGCTGAAATCGCCTCGAAAGTGACCGAGAAAGTGGCCGTGGATGCCGCGTGGCTGCTGAACCGGCTGGCAGACGAAGCGACGGCCGACATCGCGGATTTGTACCACGAGAGCGGCGTGCTCAAGCCCGTCAGCGAATGGCCCTTGATCTGGCGCCAAGGCCTGGTCGCCGGCCTGGACGTTGAGGAGCTACGCTCGGACGGGGTGAAGATCGGCGACATCACGAAGGTCAAGCTATCTGACCGGGTGAAGCGCCTGGAGTTGATCGGCAAGCACGTCGATGTCATGGCATTCCGGGAGCAGATGGCCCTGACCGGCAAGAACGGCGGCCCGATCCAGACCCAGGACGCGACGCCGCTGTTCGACATCGACGACATGTCGCCCGAGGCGCTGGCGGCTTTCGAGGAATTCATGGCCATTCGCATGGCGGAGGTGAGGGCGAAGTGAGCGATCTGATGACCCCACAAATCCAAGCAGCCTACACGAACCTGCTTCAGCAGCACTGCACTGGCCGCAATACGAGAATTCTTCGCTGGCTTCGTAACGGCAGCCGAGTGCTGATTGAGGGTGAATTCGATCTGGGCTCTCTGGTAAAGGACATCCTTGGAACGCTGCTGGAGCCGACGCCGGAAATGATGGACTGCTTCTGTTCGGCCAACGTTGACGAGGTGCGCGCCATGATCAGCAAAGCCATGGATGCAGCGTGAGCGACCTACCCGACCTCCTGCGCGACATCGGCCCGCTGAGCATCGCAGACCGCGAGATCGTGTGTCGCGCGGCGGATGAACTGGAAAGGCTGGAGGGGTTGGTGGCGCCGGCCGACTCAACGCTCGTTGCCATGTCATACGCCGAAGCGCTTGTGGCCGAGCAGGCGTTCCATGCGGCCGTCGTGTCCGGCAACCTGCACGAAATCTACGCGGGCAAGGTGTCCGTCAAGGGGCCGAACGAAAGCCCGGATTCCTACACCTGATGGACCGAGCCACCCTCACAGCCGCCGCACGCCACGCGCCAAGCCTCGAGGATTCCTGGCTGGCCGTGGACCGTCGCCGCTGCGAGGAATCGCTGTACCGGTTCATGCAGGGGGCGTGGAAGTACATCGACACCAAGCCGTTCGTGCCCGGCTGGCATCTGGAGGCCATTGCCGAGCATTTGGAGGCCGTGTGCGACGGCGAGATATCCCGGCTGATCATCAACCAGCCGCCGCGCACATCGAAGTCGTCCATGCTTGTCGCGTTCGATGCATGGGTCTGGGCACAGCGGCATGTCAGCACGACATCCGGCCCGCAGGTCCAGTTTCTCCATTCCAGCTACGCCGGCAACCTGTCGATCCGCGACAGCGTCAAGACCCGGAGGCTGATGAGCAGCGTCTGGTACCAGCAGCGGTGGGGCAACCGCTTCATGCTGACCGGCGACCAGAACACCAAGATCAAGTTCGAGAACGACAAGGGCGGCTACCGGCTGTCCACGTCTGTTGGCGGCCAACTGACTGGTGACGGCGGCGACGTGCTGGTGATCGACGATCCGCACAACACGGGCGAGGCTGAGTCCGAGGCGGTGCGCCAAGGTGTGCTGGACTGGTACGACCAGAGCATGTCGACCCGCTTCAACGACCCGCGCACCGGCGCCCTGATCCTGGTCATGCAGCGGCTGCACGAGGACGATCTGTGCGGCCATATCCTGGGCTCCGACCTGGGCGGCGAATTCGTGCACTTGATGCTGCCGATGGAGTACGAGCGCGACCGGGCCGTGATGCTGTACCCGAACGCCATCGGGTGGTCGGACCCGCGCACCGAAGAGGGCGAATTGCTGACGCCGGAGCGTTTCGGGCCGAAGGAGGTCGCACGGCTCAAGTCCGGCCTTGGCCCATACGGATCCGCCGGCCAGCTGCAGCAGCGGCCGGAACCCAAGGGGGGCGGCATCTTGAAGCGCGACTGGTGGATGCTGTGGAACGAGGCCAAGTTCCCCAACCTGACCTACATCATCGCGTCGCTGGATACGGCCTACACCGAGAAGCAGGAGAACGACCCCAGCGCCATGACGGTATGGGGTGTGTTCGAAGATGTCAGGAGTGGATCTGGGGCAAACGCCTTCATGAGCAAGCCCGGCAAGCGCGTGCATGGCGAGGGCACCGGCATGAGTTCGGTCGTCGGACGGCCACACACTAAGGTCATCCTCATGGCAGCTTGGCAGGAGCGGTTAGAGTTACACGACTTGGTCGAAAAGGTGATCGCCACCACCAAGCGGTTTAACATCGACAAGTTGCTCATCGAATCCAAGGCGTCCGGCCAGTCGGTTGCTCAGGAAATCCGGCGGCTGTACCAGTCGTCCAACTTCGCGGTGCAACTGGTCGACCCCGGCGCGCAGGACAAGCGCGCCCGGGCCTACAGCGTCCAGCACCTGTTCAGCGAGGGCATGGTCTACGCGCCCGACCGGGCATGGGCCGACATGGTCATCACGCAGTGCGCGGCATTCCCAAAGGCCAAACATGACGATCTGGTGGATACGGTCACGCAGGCCGTGCGGCATCTTCGGGATATCGGCTTATTGGTTCGCAGCGAAGAGCGCGACGCCGAGGAGCAGGAAGCAATGCAGTTCCGCGGCAACAATGTTCAGCCGCTTTATCCGGTTTGAGGTAGGCAATGGGATCAGGATCAGGCGACAGGCTCAACGAGGAAACCATCCATGCGAGCGAATACGACCGCTTGGTCGAGACGTTCATGGACTGGACAATCTTCAACCTTCAGATGCCGGGGAGCGAGGCGCAGGCAGAAGTGCGGAGAGACGCTTGGGCGGCCGCCAAGATCAGGGCGGACAAGGCGCTTGCATCTGATCCGGTGTTGGCGGCCCGGCTCCGCGCTCGCGTCGCTGAGCGTGTCCGCGTGCTTCAGGATTTCAGGTACAAGCGCGCGGCGGCACCGCTGGATCGGATCATGGCGGCCGGCCAGAAACTGGTTGCCGCGTGAATCCCGCCCTAATCAACATCTAGCGCGCCCATCCGGTGCCACCACGAAATGACGGTTGCGCCGAGCGGTATATTTAACATAATATTGGACACCTCAAAGACGTGAAATGTCCGCATGGCAGGTGTCGTCCCGAATATCAGGCTTCCCGGCCCCGACGCCGAGCCACTGGCTCCGGGCGTTACCATCGAGTTCGCGGACAATGACGACGCGCCGATCATCGACGAGAAGGGCAACCTTCTGCAGATCGAACATGGCGACGGCTCCATCACCATCTCCCTCGACGGCAGCCCGCTTCAGGACGCGAAGGATGCAGGCCCATCCGGCTGGTTCGACAACCTGGCTGAGGACATCGACCGGGACGAACTGAGCCGCATCAGCGAGGAACTGCTGCGCGGCATCACCGCCGATCTGGACAGCCGCAAAGACTGGATCGAGGACCGCGCCAACGGCATCAAGCTGCTTGGGCTCAAGCTGGAGGTGCCCGGCATCCAGGGCAGCGCCGACGGTGCGCCGGTCGAGGGCATGTCGAAGATCCGGCACCCGCTGCTGCTGGAAGCCGTGCTGCGCTTTCAGGCCAATGCGCGCTCCGAGCTGCTGCCGACTGACGGGCCGGTGAAAATCCGGAACGACGACACCAATGGCGACACGGCTGAGGACAAGGAAGCCAACGACCTTGAGACCGATTTCAACCACTACCTGACGGCGACGGCGACCGAATACTATCCCGACACTGACCGCATGCTGCTGATGCTGGGCTTCGGCGGCACAGCCTTCAAGAAGGTCTATTTCTGCCCGTTGCGGGGCCGGCCGGTCTCCGAGAGCATCGACGCCGATGACCTGATCGTCTCGAACACGGCGACCGACCTCAGCAATGCCCGGCGCATCACCCACAGGTCGATGATGCGGCCATCGGTGGTCACTCGCATGCAGATCCTGGGCGTCTACCGCGACATCGAACTGAACACGCCGAACGCCCAGAAGATGGACGCGGCGCAGCAGGCCAAGAAGGACCAGCAGGGTGTCGACGCCAACGTGGCGCACGCCGAGGACCGCGACCGCGAAATCTACGAGTGCTACTGCGAACTCGACATCCAGGGGTTCGGGCACAAATGGAAGGGCAAGCCGACCGGGCTGGAATTGCCGTACCGCGTGACCATCGACGTCACGACCCGCGAGATTCTGTCCGTCGTCCGCAACTATGACGAGGACACCAAGGAACTGCCCACGGCCCGGCAGAACTTCGTCAAGTATACCTTCGTGCCCGGCATGGGCTTCTACGACATCGGGCTGCTGCATATCCTGGGCAACACCACGAATGCGCTGACGGCTGCTTGGCGACTGATGCTGGACGCCGGCATGTTCGCCAACTTTCCCGGCTTCCTGATGGCCGACACCGGCGCCCGCCAGAACACCAACATGTTCCGCGTCCCGCCTGGCGGGGGCGCTCTGGTCAAGACCGGCGGCATGAAGATCGGCGATGCGGTCATGCCGCTGCCGTACAAGGAATCGGGCCCGGCGTTTGCGGCGCTGGCGGCCGACATGTCCCAGACCGGCCAGCGCGTCGGTGGTACCTCTGAACAGCAGGTCGGCGAGGGCAGGGCGGATGCGCCGGTCGGGACCACGCTGGCCATGATCGAGCAGGCCAAGATGATCCTGAACTCGGTCCACAAGCGCATGCACGCCGCCCAGACCGAGGAATTCCGCCTGCTGAGCCGCGAGTTCCGGGAGCATCCGGAATCGTTCTGGCAGGCCAACAAGAAGCCGGCGCGCGACTGGAACCCGCAGGCATTCCTTGCCGCGCTGGACGACGCCGATCTGGTGCCGCAGGCCGACCCGAATACTGCCAGCTTCCCGCAACGCATCGCCAAGCTGGGCGCGCTGAAGCAGCTGCAGGCCGCGAACCCCGGTCAGTACGACCCCATCGCCATCGACACCGTGATCATCCAGGCACTGGGCTTCAGCAATCCCGAGCAGTTCTTCGTGCCCGCGGATGCGCAGGGCCAGATGCCGCCGGAGATGCAGGCCAAGCTGATGGACAACCAGGTTGATCAGATCAAGGCGCAGGCCTCCATGCTCGCGTCCGAAGCGAAGATGAAGGAAGTCGAGACCAACGCGCAGCTTGGCCAGGCGCAGACCCAGATCAAGGGCAAGGAAGTGCAGGTCAAGGCACTGACCGCCCAGACCGACGCCGAGAACCGCGCCGCCGACCGCCGCAGCGAGGAAAAAATCCAGCTGCTGGACCTGGCGCAGAACGTCGCCGTGCACCCCGAATCCCTGCCGATTGTCGAGCAGGTGCTGGACGCCAACAACACGCCACCCCAACCCGGCCTCGTGCCGCCACAACCATAGGACCAGGGCCATGCAGGAACTGAGGGATAGCAGCCGCGCCGCCGCTCGTGAAAAGGCCAAGCGCCTTGCCGCGCCGAACAAGGGCAGGATCGACGCCTCCGGCTGGACCGAGCCCAAGGATTTCGACGCCAGCGCGCCGACCGGCATGCGCCCGGTCAGTCGCCGCGCCTTCAAGGCTGGTGGTGCCGTGGCCGGCGAAGAGTCCAAGGCCCGCGGTGACCGCAAGCCGCGCAAGTCCGGCGGTGTCGCCACGGAGATGATGAACCGCAACCAGAAGGACGCCAACGAGGATCGCCCGGGCGTCAAGCAGGTCGGCGGCATGAAGAAGGGTGGTGTCGTCGAGGGTTCGGCCAAGGACAAGCGCGAGGACAAGGCCATGGCCCGCGCCAAGGGCATGACCATGAAGGAATGGGAGGACTCGCCGGAGGACGCCAAGCATGACCGGCCCGAGAAGGGATTTGGCGGCGAAATCCTGCCCATGCTGCTGGGCGGCGTTGGCGGCTACTTCCTGAACAAGCTGATCAACAAGAAGAAGGACGACGGGGGCGGCAGCAACACCACGACCTCGACGACCGGGCCGGCCACCAGCATGGCTGGCACGACCATGGCGAAGAAGGGTGGCCGCATCAAGCGCGCGACCGGCGGCGCCACGAAGGGCAAAGGCAAGATGAACGTCAACATCATCATCGCGCCCCAAGGCGGCAAGCCGCAGCCGATGGGCGTCGCGCCGGATATGCCCCCGCCGCCGCCCCGCGCCGTTCCGGTGCCGATGCCGCCGCAGGGTCCGCCTCCGGGCGCCGGTGGGGGCTCGCCGATCACCATCAATGGCGGTGCCGGCGGTATGCCTCCGGGTATGCCGGGCCAGCCGCCCATGGGCCGCAAGCGTGGCGGGTCGGTGAAGGGCGTCAATGAGGATGCGGGTGCCGGATCGGGTGTCGGCCGGCTTGAGAAGATCGGGAAGGCGCCGTGACGCATGGAAATCGGACAGGAGCAACACATGCACGATGAATATCGCAACGCCGCAGGTCTCTATGGCGGTCCCGGGAGTGGCCTCCGCGCCAGCGGTTTAGTTGGCAATGGAAACGCTGGTGGCTCAGCACTTGGCCTTCAGGGTCTTGCCGGCGCCCCGCCGGTGACGCTCACTGAGCGTGCGCCAAGTTCAATCGACGACGTCAGGAAGCAGATCGACCGCTTCCGCACGCTGACCGCCGAACTGGCAAGCATCCTGCACATCAGCATCGAGACAGACGCCCAGGCTCCGCGCCCCGTGCCGGATACCGCTATTCATGGCTTGGCCGACGAACTGGCTGAGGCCAACCAGCGGCTCGAATTCATTGTGGCGCGCCTCTGACCATGTTCGGCATCACCCTCTGGCGCTGGCGAGACATCCGGACGGCCCGCAAGGACGTGCCCGTGTATCTCGCCAAGCCCAGCCGCAAGCACCCGGTGCGCTGCCAGTGGCGTGATGGCCCGCACGGCTTCAAGTGCTGGATGTCCGACGATGACGGCCGCGAACTGAAAGAGCCGACCCATTGGGCGCCGGTGCCGAAACTGCCGAGGTGGAAATGAGTGACCAGACACTCACGATCAACGGCATCAATGAACACGGCCAGCCGGTAAGCGAAACCGTGACTGTGGCCGACCCTGCTGAGTTTAAGGCGTGGGCGTTTGACCGCGCACGGAAGCGTCACCCAGGCATTACTGACAATTACCTAGAGGACGCGTGGGACGCGGCCCATCCCCTATATCGCATGGGGTTGGAAAACGAATTCCTCCGCGAGCGCACTGCATGGCCCTGACCAACAAAGACGCCTTTGAGAAGGAACTGCGCAAGCTGCTGAATCTCGGCATCGCGCGCATCTCCGAAGAGATCACATCCGGCCTTCTACCCGACTACCCGGCCTATTGCCGGAAGACCAGCGAGATCGACGGCCTGAAAGCGGCCCTCGAAATGATCGACGACGCAAACAGCAACATCGAAAAACAGAGGTAACATGCCACAGGTGGCAATGCTCCATGAAGTCGACCCCGGCCAGGCACTCCTTGAGAAAACTGGCGACGTCACGGGCGTCGAAATCTTCAATAATCAGATTCTGGTCGCGATCTACCAGCGCCCCGAACGCACCAAGTCCGGCATCATCCTGACCGACAATACCCGCGCTGAGGACAAGTTCCAGGGCAAGGTCGGTCTGGTCCTGAAAAAGGGCCCGACGGCCTTCGTCGCGGATGCCCACAGCGGTTATGTCTGGGAAAAGCCCATTGATGTCGGCGATTGGGTGTTCTTCCGCACCTCCGACAGCTGGCCGCTCAAGGTCAACGACGCCGATTGCCGGATTCTGGACGACATCAAGGTCCGTGGCCGCGTCGCCCACCCCGATTTGATCTGGTAGGAGCCGAAAAATGGCTGACGAAGACCTCCAAATCGAGATCGACCCCATCGAGGCGCCGAAAAACGACGAAATCACCGTCGATGCGACGCCGGCGGCCGCAAAACCCGCCGATTCCGCGGAACTGACTACCGATGACGTGACCGCCGAACTGAAACGCCAGCTTGCGGCCGAAAAGGCGGCATCGGAAGCCGCTGCGCGCGAGGCTCATCAGGCCCGCGTCGAGGTGCACCAGGCCAAATCCGAGGTCGGCAGCGCCCAGCTGCAGCTGATTTCGTCGGAAATCGAGAACACCAAGGCTGTGGCGATGGCCCTGCGCCGGAACTACAGCGCCGCGCTCGCCAATGGTGACTATGACGCCGTTGCCGAGATCAACGAGGCCATGGGCATCAACACGGCCAAGCTGATGCAGCTTGAGGCTGGCAAGCACCACCTTGAGAACCAGCCCCGGCAGGCTCCGCCGCAGCCAGCCGACCCGGTTGAGCGGCTGGCCTCGCAGCTTTCGCCCCGTTCGGCGGCATGGGTGCGCGCCCATCCGGAATGCGCCCGTGACCAGCGGCTGTTCAACAAGATGGTGGCCGCCGATACACTCGCCCAGGCCGACGGCATCAAGCCGGACACCGACGAGTATTTCGCGGCCATCGAGCAGACCCTGGGATTCCGCTCCACGCCGGCCGCCGAGCCTGCCGACAACCCCATCTCCGAGGCAGGGCAGGCGGCTCCGACTGCACGCCGTGCCGCACCTCCGGCCGCCCCGCCCAGCCGTGCCGGCGGTAGCAATGGCGGCAACAAGAATGTCGTCCGACTGACGCCTGAGCAGCGCGACTTCTGTGATTCCAGCGGCATTCCCTACGAGGAATACGCGAAGAACATGGTCTCGCTCCAGCGCGAAGGCAAACTGACCACCCATTGAAGGAACCTGAAACATGGCAGCCCCGAAACGTACCCCCCGCGCCCGCACCGTGCAGAAGGCCAAGCCGGCCCCGCGTGAGCCGCGCGCCCAGATGAACATCGACGGCGATCTGCAGACCATCAGCCGCGCCGAGACGGCCCCGCCCAGCATCACGCGCCCGGCCTTGCGCGCCGCGCTCCGTGAGGATGATGACCCCCGCGCCCGTGCCGCCAAGCGTGCCGCCGAGATCAAGGGCACCGGCTTCGTCATGGACGAGGGCGTGGACGAGTTCCGCGCACCGCCGCCGCCCGAAGGCTGGAACTACGAATGGAAGCGCAAGACCGTCATCGGCCAGGAAGATCCGGCCTATCAGGTCGACTTGGCCCGGCGTGGCTGGGAACCGGTGCCGGCCAGCCGTCACCCCGACATGATGCCGTCCACCGGCGGTTACGACAGCATCGAGCGCAAGGGCATGATCCTGATGGAGCGGCCCAAGGAAATCACCGACGAGGCGCGCGAGATCGAACGGCGCAAGGCCATCAGCCAGGTCCGGGCGAAGGAGGCGCAGCTGAGCGAGGCGCCGCAGGGCCAGTTCGAGCGGGATGATCCGCGCGTGCGGCCGAACATCAAGAAGTCGTTCGAGCCGGTCGAGATTCCGGAGGACTGATGCGCTACCACCTGACGGGCACCGATGACCGCGGTCACTACGTCTCCGAGGAAATCGACGTCGGCACCTGCAGCACAGCCGTTTCGCTGCGCAACTACCGGACCGTCATGCTGACCAGCATGGACCCTTCACCACCGCCGCTGCGGGACAGCGGGTTCACCTATCCGCGCACGTTCCCGAAGCGCCAGACCTGATATCCCAGCCGCCGTCTCCAGAGGCGTCAACTGAGCCCGTAGAGCGCAAGTTCTGCGGGTTCTTTTTGTGAGCCACCTAATTCACCACCGCGCGCTGTAAAATGCGCATTGACAGCCTCGCGATTTTACATAATCCTTGAGGCTAACTACCGGACCGGCTCCTGGCGAGCGGTCTCCGTCCTCCCGGCGAGGACGTAAATCAAACCCCGGTTCAAAAATCGCTCGGCGCGATGGCGAACTTCCCTAGAGGAGTACCGTCATGGCGAACACGAATGCGCCGTTCGGTTTTCAGCAGTACAGCGGCCTCGGCTCCGCGCCGACCTACGAAATGGCCACCAAGCTGATCGCGTATGACAACGCGACCAAGATTTTCCAGGGCGACCCCGTCGTCGATCTCAACACCGGCTACATCGCGCAGGCGAGTTCCAACACCGCCGCCAATGGCGTCGCCGGCATCTTCGTCGGCTGCACCTATCTCAGCGTGTCGCAGAAGCGCGTTGTCTGGTCCAACTACTGGCCGGGCGCCGACGCCAACTCATCGGCCCCCGTGACGGCCTATGTCGTCAACGACCCCAATGCGCAGTTCCTCGTGCAGGCCGGCGGCTCGACGACCCCCATCGGCCAGGCGGACGTCGGCAGCAACATCGGCTTCGGTGTGGGCTCCGGCAACACCGCGAACGGCATCTCGACGGCCTACGCCGACCAGGGCTCGCTTAACACCGCGAACACCTATCCGTTCCGCATCGTGGGCCTGCTCACCTTCCCGCCGGGCGCTCCCGGTACCGATGTCACCACTGGCTACAACCGCATCATCGTGGCGTTCAACAACGTCGCGACGAAGCAGTTGACCGGCATTTAAGGGAGATGACCAATGGCCGTTAATCTTTCAGCCATCAAAGACCTTCTCCTGCCGGGCCTGCGCGGCATCGAAGGCAAGTACGAACAGATCCCGTCGCAGTACGACAAGATCTTCACCAAGCACAACTCGAAGATGGCCCTCGAGCGCACCGCTGAAATGCGGTTCCTCGGGCTGGCGCAGCTCAAGACCGAAGGCGGTCAGACCCGGTTCGACAACAACGCTGGTGAGCGTTACGTCTATAACCAGGAACACACCGAAATCGGCCTCGGCTATGCGATCACCCGCAAGGCCATCGACGACAACCTCTACAAGACCCAGTTCCAGCCGTCCAACCTGGGCCTCATGGAATCCTTCTCCCAGACGAAGGAAATCTATGGCGCCAACGTGCTGAACACGGCCACCACCTACAACGCCTCGGTCGGCGGCGACGGTGTGGCCCTCTGCTCGACGGCTCACCCGGTGGACGGCGGCACTTTCGCCAACCGCCCGGCGACGGACGTGGACCTGAACGAAGCGACCCTGCTGAACGGCATGATCTCCATCCGGACGCAGTTCGTCGATCAGGCGGGCCTGAAGACCTTCGCCCGCGGCCGCAAGCTGATCGTCCCGCCGCAGCTGGAGCCGGTCGCCATCCGCCTGACCAAGACGGAACTGCGCCCCGGCACTGCCGACAACGACGTCAACGCCATCCTGACCACCGCCGGCGGCCTGCCGGAAGGGTACATGGTGTGCGACTACCTGACGTCGTCCTTTGCCTGGTTCCTGCTCACCAACATCACCGGCCTGTCCTACATGGAGCGCATCGCGTTCGAGACGGACATGCAGGTCGATTTCGTGACCGACAACCTGCTGGTCAAGGGCTACGAGCGGTATTCGTTCAGCTACTACAACCCGCGCGCTATCTACGGCAGCTTCCCGACCTCGTAACCGGAGAACAGGCAATGAGCATCACAGCTTTCGCCGGTCCGGTTGTCAGTTTCGGGCAGGCCAGCAGCGGCGATTACAACCCCGAGATCGCGCCGTCGCCCTTCATCCAGGGCGTGGCGCTTCTCGACCCCCGTGCGCCGTTCATCTACAAGCCCGGTCAGGACTTCGGTTCGGTCACGGCTGGGTTCGGCGCCACCTCCATGGTCCAGACGGGCAGCTTCGTACCGGCCACCATCGGCTCGGCGCTGCTCGCGGCCCTGGCCAACGTGGTCAACGGCACGGCGATGACCCTGGTGGCATCAACTGGCGGCGGCATCACCGTCGGCGTGTCGATCATCAACTACAACACCGGCGCGGTCGTCACCGGCCAGCGGGCCATCGACACCATCTCGTCCCAGACCATTGGCGGCGTCACCATCGCGACCAACCGGCTGGCCTTCGGGTCGGCCGGCACGGTGCAGCTGTGGAATCCGGCGGCGGTCGTTGGCCGGGCGGTTTCGATCACGGGCTCCACCTCTGGCACTGGCGGCAACTTCACGGTTGCGGGCTACGATGCCTATGGCGTGCCCATGACCGAGACTATCACGGTCGGTGCCGGCGCCAACACGGTCAACGGCAAGAAGGCCTTCAAGTTCATCTCGTCGGTCACCCCGCTGTTCACCGATGCCCACAACTACAGCGTCGGCCTGGCAGACGTCTTTGGCCTGCCGCTGCGCGCCGATTATGTCGGCGAAGTGCTGCTGAACAGGAACACGACGGTCATCACCGCCGGCACCGGTTTCGTGGCGGCCGACACCACGACCGCTACCGCGACCACGGGCGATGTCCGCGGCACCTACGCGGTCCAGTCGGCCAGCGACGGCACCAAGCGCCTCATCATCTCGCAGACCCCATCCATAGCGAACATCAGCTCGGCCACGGGCCTGTTCGGCGTCACCCAGGCATAGGAGACCAGTCATGAAGGGCAAGACCAAGAAGGCCAGCGGCGGCTCCACTGATCCGCAGGGCGCGTTCGCCGACGACAAGCCGGTGACCGAAAGCTATTCCGGCAAGTCGGACGTCACCAAGGAGGCTATGGAGCGCAAGCGCGGTGGTCGTGCCAAGCGTAAGGATGGCGGCGACTGCGGCGTATCCGGCGAAATGGCCAAGATGCGCGCCGACCGGAAGCCCCGCAAGGATGGCGGCCGCTCCCCGTTCTCGGCGGCTGCCGCCGGCACCAACCCTCCGGGTCACAAGTCCTACAACAGCTAGGAAGCCCATGCGCCCGACGACCCTTACCGTCGGCCCGCTTGCCTCAGCGGCCGCCAACGCCATCGCCACCAGCCAGACGCCGACCGCAGGGCCAATCACCCTGAACGGCGCTCTGGCGGTCGATGGCGTGGCCTATCTGGACACCGCGCGCCGCGTCCTGATCACGGTCACCGGCCTTGAGGTCAACAACACCTTCACGATCACGGGTCTCGACCGCAGCCTGAACCCGCAGAGCGAGACCCTGGCCGGTGTCAATGTCGGCACGATCCAGTCGGTGCTGGACTATCTGGTGGTCGAATCCGTCACCATCGCGGTCAACGCCGACGATCCGCTGACCGTGGGCACCTCCGATGTCGCGTCCAGCCGCTGGATCCGTTTCGACGATTGGGCGCCGTCCGCCATCGGCATCCAGTGCACGGTCTCGGGAACGGTCAATTACACGGTGCAGCAGACCCTGCAGGATCCGAACAGCCCGACCAACCCGGTCGCGGCCGCCGATGTCGTCTGGGTCAGCCATCCCGACACTGATCTCGTCGCCGCCACGGGCACGGCGCAGGGCAACTATGCCTACCCGCCCGTCTATGCCCGCGTAACCCTGAACAGCGGCTCCGGCTCGGTATCGGGCACGTTCCTGCAGGCCAGCAATGGACCGATCTGATGGGGCTGAACAACGGCACATCAGGGCTGTCCCAGGGCGACGGCCTGGCGTGGATTGACGGCCTCAGCGGCGGTCCCGGCCTGACGGTCACCGTCGCCGGCCAGATCGCCCCCGCGCTGCTGCTTGAAACCACCGGCTACATCCTGCTCGAGGATGGCGGCCCAATCCTGCTGGAGGGCTAGATGGCCATTGACGGAACCAAGATTTCAGCCCTTCCGGCCGCCGCGACCCTGGATGGTACCGAAGAGACTGTGCTTGTGCAGGCCGGCGCAAACGTCCGGGCGACGACGCAGGATATTGCTGATTTGGCTGGCGGGGGCGGGGGTAGTTTCAATTCCTATGCGGCCAAGGTGCCGGATTCATCTCAATGGACGCAGTTTAATTTCACCGGCGCCGCCGCTTCCGAAGCGAGTGTCGCGGGCGGCCTCACGCAGGCCCTTAACCTTACCAGTGGCACATTGTCGGGTGGAACCCGAGCCGTGCAGGGCCTATCCCGGCCCGCACCCACGGCCCCTTATCGAGTTGTTGCTGCCATAAGGCCGGCCACGCCCATTAATCAGGGGGGCGCCTATGGCATCTCAGGTGTCGGTTGGTCTGACGGCACAAAATTGCAAGTCCTCAGCATTTTTAGCAACTCCGGGGCAAATGCCTATTTTGAGATTGATAATTTTGCGTCGCCGACAGGATCCACATCTGCTGTCGTGACGTCGCAAATCTCTTTGGGGCTGCCTCTACATGCTGAAGTGTGGATCGGTCTCTATGACGACGGGACCAACATTCACATTCAAACGTCATCGGATAGTGTTCATTGGGTTGATTACTACACTGTCTCAAAGGCGTCGGGTTATTTAGGCGCAAGCGGCTACTCGAACATCGTGTTTTACGTGGACACGCTTGGGACGACCGGACCGCACGTGTCGTCAACCCTGCTTTGCTGGGATGAAGACGGGCTAAACCGCACGCTCACGTCCGTTTACGGGTAAGGCCCATGTCCACATCGGGCACCTACGCATTCAACCCGTCGCTCGGCGAACTGGTCATCTACGCCTACAACATCGTCGGCATTCGCGGCACGTCGCTGGTCCAGGAACACATGACCGCGGCGCGCATGGCGTCGAACATGCTGCTGGCGCGCTGGGCAAACCAGGGCGTCAATCTCTGGGCTGTCGATCTGATCACCGTGCCGCTCATCGAGGGGCAGGCGACCTACAACGTCGATGCCAACACGGTCGTCATGCTGGACACCTACATCCAGTCGAACCAGACCGGCCAGAACATCGACCGCATCATCCTGCCGGTCAGCCGCACCGAATACGCCAGCTATCCGAACAAGGAGATGCAGGGCTTCCCGACCGTCTATTGGCAAGACCGGCTCATCAACGGCACCGTGACGCTGTGGCCGGTACCCGACGGGCAGAGCGCGCAGTACCTGAAATACTACCGGGTCCGACAAATCCAGGACGCCAATTTCACGTCCGGGCAGACGCTGGAAATCCCGTATCTCTGGCTTGAGGCCTTCGCCGATGGGCTGGCTTTCCGGCTAGCGAAAATCTGGGCGCCGCAGATCGCGCCCGGGCTCAAGGCCATCGCCGACGAAAGCTACGAGATCGCGGCGCTGCAGAATGTCGAGACGTCGGACTTCTACATCTCCCCCATGATCGGGGGATACTTCCGATGAGCCACACCGGCCGCGCCAGAGTATCGACACGGAATCCGCAGGCCTTCGGCGTCTGCGACCGTTGCGCGATCTGGTACAACCTGGTCGATCTTTCTTACCAATATGACTGGGCAGGCGCGTCGATCCAGAACAAGCAGCTGCTGGTGTGCCCGTCCTGCAAGGACGAGTTCCAGGATCAGCTGCGCGCCATCGTGCTGCCTGCGGACCCGGTGCCCGTGATGAACCCGCGCACCGAGCCGTTCGCCTATGACGAGACCAATAACCGCTTCACGTCCGGCCTGAACAGCACCGATCCATCGACCGGCATTCCTGTGATCGGCGGCAACAATCGGATCACCATTGATGACGACGACCGGGTCACGCAGACCACCGGCGAGCCGCCCGGCGGCCTGAACGAGCGCCCCGGCACTGATCCGAACGCGCCGGGCAATGACGACCCTGGCCTGCCGATCAATTTCAATGAAGTGCCGAAGACGGGGCCCCTGACATGAGCAACGTCCAAATCCCGAATCTTCCGGTCGGCATCGCCCTGAACGGCTCCGAAGAACTCGAGGCGGTGCAGGCCGGCGTCTCCGTTCGCATCACCACGGGGCAAATTGGCGCGCTGGGTCCGGGCCCGACTGGTCCCACGGGCGCCACCGGCTATGGCCCCACGGGTCCGACAGGCAATCTTGGCCCCACGGGCCCAACCGGCGTTACCGGCCCTGCTGGCGGCCCCACGGGGCCTGCCGGCGATGCCGGGCCCACTGGCCCCACAGGCTTCGGCGCCACCGGTCCCACAGGCCCCACGGGTCCGCAAGGTGACACCGGACAAACCGGGCCGACGGGCGCCGGCGCTCCCGGTCCTACTGGCCCAACCGGCCCGCTGGGGGATACCGGCCAAACTGGCGCAACAGGACCGTTCGGACCGACAGGGCCCACCGGACCGGCTGCCACGTTCTGGATGATCGGCTTCTATGCGCCGGGCGTGCCGTCAGCTGACCAGACCATGTATTACTTCCGGACGCCGACGCCCTTTTCGCTGCCGGCGAACCTGCTCGGCAGCTATGTCAACGCCATCAGCGCGGCGACAGCGAGCGCCGTATTCGACGTGCTGAAGAATGGTGTCAGCATCGGCAGCATCACCTTCGCCGCCTCCGGGACAGCCGCGACCTTCAGCACCGCCGCGACATCGTTCGCTGCCGGTGATTTCTTCCAGATCAGCGCCCCGACCATCGCCGATGACACCTTGGCCGACATTTCTTTCGGCCTGCTCGGCACCCGCCCATGAGGAACCCATGAGCCTGATCATTCGTGACAGCTTCGCGCCCTATGCTACCTTCGCGGATGCGGGGCAGAACAAGTGGGACGTGGCCGGCCTGGCGGTCCTGACCAGCACGACGCGGTTCGGCGTCGGCCAATCATTCGTGCCCACCACGATCAATAATCTGGTGCTGGCGAAGTCATCGCCGCGCAACGAGGACACCATTTTCTTCGCCTTTTCCTGGTACTACAACCGGGCCTTCGGCGTCGGTGTCGGCGACCCGCCCATCGCCATCCAGTGGCTTGATGGCCTGACGCCGCAGGTGACCGCGGTCCTGTCTGACTTCGACGGCTCCATGCGGTTCTATAGCGGCGGGACGGCCGGCACGCTGCTCGGCATCTATTACGGCGCGTTCCCGGCGTTCTCCTGGCAGCAGTTCCAGGTTGAGGTCGTGATCAGCAATGTCGCGGGCGAAATCCACGTCCGGCGCAATGGCAGCCCTACCGACGATTTCGTGTTGACCGGCGTGAACACGCGCGGCGGCACGTCCAACAACTATGCGAACAACTTCTATTTCCGCACCCAGAACAGCAACAACATCGGCTACTGCTACACCATGGACATGTGGGTGTGGGACGGCAACGTGGCCGACACCCCGAACACCTGGATCGGTGACGTCAAGTCGATCTGGCTGCCGCCGGTTTCCGATAGCAGCGTGCAGTTCACGCCGCTGTCCGGCCCCTCGAACTATCTCATGGTCAATGAACTGATCGAGGACGGCGATACAAGCTACGTCTACAGCGCCACGCCCGGCGACAAGGATTTGTATGGCGTGCAGGCGGTCCCGACCACACCGACGCCGGTCAGCTCCATCGTTGGCCTGACCGTGCGCGGCTATGCCCGCAAGACCGACAGCGGTACCCGGACGCTGGCCATGACCATGAGTTCGGCAGGCACCCCGGCGGATGGCCCGACCACGAACTTGAGCACGACATACCAGAACGTCGAGTTGATCCAGGACACAGATCCTGACACCTCGGCACCCTGGGTTGTCGCTGACGTGAACGCCCTGCTGATTGGCCAGAAGGTGGTCTCATGACGGATGCACGCCAAACCCAGACCGGCATCGAACTCTGGCCGATTGACACGCCCGATGCGCGGGTCACCCAGAACGGCGTCGAGATGTTCGTCCAGGACACGCCGGACGCCCGCGTCAATCTGGTCGGCGCCGAGACCTGGATTCTGGATACGCCCGATGCGCGGGTCACGCTTGTCGGCGTCGAGCTCTGGGCTCGCGTTCCCGCATCTCGCCGGTATTGGCCAACGGCACTGGTGATGGCGTCATGAAGATTTGCGTCTATGCCATCAGCAAGAATGAAGCCGCGTTCGTCGAGCGGTTCTGCGCCTCGGCAGCCGATGCTGACCTGATCCTGATCGCGGATACCGGCAGCACCGATGAAACAGTTGCGCTGGCGCGGGTGAATGGCGCCGTGGTCCATGACATCTGCATCACGCCGTGGCGGTTCGACCTGGCGCGCAATGCCGCGCTGGCGCTGGTGCCGCGTGACATCGAAATCTGCATCTCGCTTGACCTCGATGAAGTGCTGCAGCCCGGCTGGCGCGCCGAAATCGAGCGGGTCTGGCAGGAAGACACGACGCGGCTGCGCTACATGTTCGATTGGGGCACCGGCATCGCGTTCAAATACGAGAAGATCCACGCCCGCCATGGCTATCGCTGGCACCACCCATGTCACGAGTATCCTGTCCCCGACAGCCGGATCACGGAAAAATGGGCCGATACCGATTTTCTGATCGCTGTGCACCAGCCTGACCCGACGAAAAGCCGCAGCCAGTACATGGACCTGCTGCAGCTTGCCGTTGACGAAGACCCGGCATGCCCGCGCAACGCCTTCTATTATGCCCGGGAATTGACGTTCAACCACCGCTGGGACGAGGCCGTCGCCGCGCTGGAGAAATATCTGGCCATGCCGGCCGCATCGTGGCCGAACGAACGCTGCTATGCCCAGCGGCTGCTTGGCCGGTGCTTTGAAGAAACCGGCAATTGGGCCGAAGCGGTGAAATGGCATCGCCGGGCCTGTGCCGAGGCGCCACAGACGCGCGAGCCATGGTGCGACCTAGCCATGTTCATGTATCGGCGCGGCCAATGGCTGGATTGCTACCATGCGGCCCGCTCGGCGCTCGCCATTGAGCATCGGGAACTGGTCTATACCTGCGATCCGGCGGTGTGGGGCTATCAGCCGCACGACCTGGCGGCGGTTTCGGCATGGAATCTGGGGCTTTTCCTTGATGCGAAGCGCCATGCGGCCAATGCGCTGGCCTTCGAGCCCGAAAATGCGCGTTTGAAAGCCAATCTGGACCTGATTTCGGCCCATCAGCGGCCAAAGGCGGCATAAATGGGCCTGACCTACGCGCAATACGTGGCTGAACTGGCGGAATTGGCCGTTGTGCCGGCCGATGACGTCAATTTCGTCGCAAATCTGCCGTCCACCATCGACTATGCCGAGTTGCGCATCCAGCGCGACCTCGATTTTCTTGCCACGGTGCAGTCTGACACCAAGCTTTTCACGGCGAACAACCGGAATCTGACCCTTTCGGCCGGCGCGTTCGTCACGGTCCAGAACATCAACGTCATCACGCCCTCCACAACGACGAATCCGGACCTCGGCACGCGCAACCCGCTGCTGCCGGTCACCAAGGAACTGCTGGATAATCTCTGGCCATCGTCGTCTGGCGCCGGCGTGCCGACCATGTTCGCCATGCTGAACGATACCGACATCATCGTCGGGCCTTGGCCATTGGCAGCCTATACGGCGGAGATTGTCGGCACCGTCCGGTTCGACACGCTGTCGGCATCCAACACGACCAACTTCATCTCGCTGTATCTGCCGGACCTGCTGCTGATGGCATCCATGATCTTCATCTCCGGGTTCCAGCGTAATTTTGGCCGGCAAAGCGACGACCCTGCCATGGCCATCTCCTACGAGCAGCAGTACAAGGCATTGCTGACCGGCGCCACCGTCGAGGCGTTCCGCGCCAAGTTCCAGTCCGGTGGCTGGACCTCCCTGTCGCCGAGCCCCATCGCTTCGTCGTCGCGGGGGTAGCGCATGCCCCATCAAGCCCTCGTCATCGTGCCGGGTGTCGACCAGAACAAGACGCTGGCGCTGAATGAAACCGCCATCTCGACATGCAACCTGATCCGGTTTCAGCCTGACCGGAACGGCATCGGATTGCCGCAGAAGCTGGGCGGCTGGCAGAAGTTCTATCCGACGACCGTGGGCTCGCCCATCCGCGCGCTGACGGCCTGGGAGGCGCTTTCCGGCAGCAATTACCTGGCGGTCGGCGCCGAGGATTCCCTGTCGGTCATCACCAACGGCAGCCTGTCGGACCTGACGCCAGAGACCAAGACCCGGAACGTGGCCGTGGACGTCTCGACGACCTCCGGCAGCAATGAGGTGATGATCACCGACACCGGATCGAACGTGACCGATTATGTCGTGGTCTACATCAACACGCCGATCAGCGTCGGCGGCCTGATCCTGTTCGGCGCTTACCAGTGCTTCCAGATCGGCGCCAACACCTACAACATCTATGTCTACGACATCTTCGGTGCGCCGGTGAATGCGACGTCTACGGTCTCTAATGGCGGCGCTGTGCCCGAGTTCACGACGACAAGCGCCGCAGCGTCGGTCCAGGTGACGCTGGCGGATCACGGCCTTTCCGTCGGCGATACTGCCGTATTCCCGATTTCCACCACGGTGGGCGGCGTGACGGTGTCCGGCTCCTACACGGTGCAGACCGTCATTGATGCCGACAACTACACCATCACGGTGGCGACGGTGGCGACTTCATCGACGTCGGGCTTCATGAATGGCGGCCTGGCCCAATACATCTACTATATCGGCGTCGGTCCCATTGTGGCCGGCACCGGCTATGGCATCGGCGGCTACGGCCGGGGTGGCTATGGCACCGGCACATCGGTACCAGCGACCGGCGGGACACCCATCACCGCAACAGACTGGAGCCTTGATAATTGGGGCGAAATCCTGCTGTCCAACCCAGCCGGCGGCCCAATCTTCTACTGGTCGCCGCAGTCCGGCTATGCCGAGTCCGCGCTGATCCCGACGGCGCCCATCGTCAATGACGGCTTCTTCGTCGCCATGCCGCAGCGCCAGATCGTGGCCTGGGGCTCGACGGTAACGGGCATTCAGGATCCGCTGCTGGTGCGCTGGTGCGACATCAACAACTTCAACCAGTGGAACGCGCTGACCACCAACCAGGCCGGCTCTTATCGCATCCCGAAAGGCTCCAAGATTGTTGGCGGTCTGCAGGCGCCGCAGCAGGGCCTGCTGTGGACCGATCTGTCGGTGTGGGCCATGCGCTATATCAACCAGCCCTACGTCTACAGCTTCAACGAGATCGGCACCGGCTGCGGCCTGATCGGACGCAAGGCAGCCGCGACCATGAACGGCTCCGTTTACTGGATGTCGCAATCGCAGTTCTACCGCTATGCCGGGGACGGCGTGCAGGTCATCCCGTGCCCGGTCTGGGATGTCGTGTTCCAGAACCTCGACACCGATCATGTCGACAAGATCAGGGCCGCGCCCAATTCGCGGTTCGGCGAGATGACCTGGTACTATCCGAGCGTGGACGGCGACGGCGAGATCGACAGCTATGTGAAGCTGAACGTGATGATCGATCCGCCGGCCTGGGACTATGGCACGCTGCAGCGCACGGCATGGATCAACCAGTCGGTGCTTGGGCCGCCCATCGGCGCCGACAGCGGCGGCTACATCTACCAGCACGAGACCAGTCCCGATGCCGACGGCAGCGCCATGCTGCCCTGGTTCCAGACCGGCTACTTCGCCATTGCCGAGGGGGACTGGCAAAGCTTCATCGACCAGGTGTGGCCGGACTTCAAATGGAACTTCTACGGCCAGCCGCAGGACGCCCAGCTGATGATCACGTTCTATGTCGCCAACTATCCCGGCGACACGCCCGTGGTCCATGGCCCGTTCACCGTCATCCAGGCGACGCAGTTCGTGACGCCACGGCTGCGCGGCCGGCTGGTGTCGATCCGCATCGAGAGCAATGACACCGGTTCATGGTGGCGGCTCGGCAAGGTCCGCTACCGTATCCAGCAGGATGGCAAATACTGATGGCCGCGAACATCGACGACGTCATCACGACGCTGAAAGACCTGGTGACGGCCTACAACACGCTGAGCCAGACCACGCTGGCGATCAACGGCGTCTACACGACACCGCCGCTGACCACGGCCACGCTGGTCAAGGGCACGTCCGGCCGGGTGGTGACCCTTTCGATCATCGACCCCGGCTCGGGTGACGGCAAGGTCTTCGACATCAACACGGTGGCTGGTGCAGCGGCAGGCAACCAGATCGCGGTCATCGAGAGTGCCGGGGCCTTGATCCAGACGCTGAACCTGCCGTTCCTGAAGGGGCTCGTGATCGAGCCAGGCACGGGCATGACCGTGGCCGTTTCTTACAGCTAGATGCTGTAGTATGGGCGTTTCCTACAGCCAAATCCTGTAGTATGGTGGTGTTATGTTAAATAATGCACCCGATCCCGTCGAAACTGCACTGAACCTGGCGCGCGGCGGCAAGGTTCATTCCGGCGCGATCAACAGTGCCGTGGCCGGTCGCACCGACCATCTGCCGATCCATGTGCCGTCGGGCGCCTATGTCATCCCCGCCGACATCATTTCCGCCATGGGCGAGGGCAACACCATGGCCGGGTTCAAGCATGCCGAGAAACTGTTCGGCGGCAAGCCCTATGCAGCGGGGAAGCCCTATGAGCCCGCTGCCCGTGCGGAAGGCGGCGGTGTTCCCATCGTGGCGGCCGGCGGCGAATACGTCATTCCGCCCGAGGCCGTGATGCATATCGGCAAGGGCGATCTGGATTGCGGCCACCGGGCGCTTGACCAGTTCGTGCTGAAGTTCCGCGCCAAGACCGTCAAGAAGCTGAAAGCCCTGCCGGGCCCACAGAAAGGCTGATCATGGACGATACCGACGTCAAGGTTCGCATCGGCACGCCGGAAGATGAGGAGGGCGTCATGGCGCTCGCCCGGCTGGTTGGCGAGGAAAACGCTGTGTTCCCGCTGAACGAGGACAAGGTGCGCGAGATGGTTCGATCCGCGCTGTACCAGTGGCGCGGCGTCATGGGCGTCATCGGCGAGCGCGACAAGCTTGAGGCGCTGATCCTGCTCAAGGTCTCGGGCTACTGGTATTCGGATGAACCGCTGCTTGAGGAGGTGTGCGTGTTCGTGCACCCCGACTTCCGGGCGGCCAAGGGCGGCCGCGCGCGTAAATGCTGCGAGTTCGCCAAGGAGATGTCCGAGAAGATGGGTCTCCCCCTGATGATCGGCATCATTTCCAACACCCGCACCGACGGCAAGGTCAAGCTCTACGAGCGGCAGTTCGGCCCACCGGCAGGCAGTTTCTTCCTCTACGGCGCCCACACCGGCGCGCAGCACTAGGCGGCAGACATGGGCAAGAAGGGCAACCAGACCACAACCCAGAGCGTCACGATTCCGCCTGACGTGCTGGCGCGCTACAATTCGGTCAATGCCCGTGCCGAGCAGGTCGCCAATACGCCGTTCCAGCGGTACAGCAACGACCCGAGCGCATTCGTCGCCCAGCTTAACCCGACACAGACGGCCGGCATCGCTGGCGCCAATGCCGCGGCGAACCAGGCACAGCCCTACTATGCCCAGGCGCTCACCGGCTACAATGCCGCGCTGAACAGCACGTTGCCGCAGGTCGGCGCCGCCTATAACGCGACCGGCGCGGCTTTCACAAACGCCCAGCCCTACAACCAGGCGGCGCTCACCGGCACCCAGAATGCCGAGGCGACCGGCCAGCAATACAATCTTGCCGCCACGAACAACATCGTCGGCGGTCTCGGCGCCGCCCAGCCATTCAACCAGGCGGCAGCGACCAACTACGCCAACGCCCAGCAGACCGGGCAGGCCTATAACCAGGCCGCCACGGGGCTTGTGGGCAATGCCGCGAACAATGCCGCACCATTCATCGGACAGGCGGCGAACGACCTCTATGGCGGTCAGGCTGCGGCGAATGCCTATCAGAACCAGGCTGGCCAGCAGGTCAACCAGGCTGTGCAGCAGGCCAATCCCTATCAGGCAGTGGCGACGGGCTTTACGGTGGCCGGCGCCGGCGGCGTCAATCCGCAGGCCTATTCGGGGCAGGCTGTCCAGCAATACATGGATCCGTATCTCCAGAACGTCGTCAACACGACCATGGCGGCACAGGGCCAGCAGAATGCCCAGCAGCGGTCGGCCATGCAGGGCGATGCCATTTCGGCGGGCGCGTTCGGCGGCGACCGGGCGGGAATCGCGCAGGCCAATCTCGCCTATCAACAAAACTTGGCCAACAGCCAGACCATCGCCAATCTCTACAGCCAGGGCTTCGGCCAGGCGCAGAACCAGTTCAACCAGCAGCAGGGCGTCAATCTCGGCGCCGAACAAGCCAACCAGGCGCGGTTGACGCAGGCGGGATCGCAACTTGCCCAGATCGGCCAGCAGGGCTTCGGTCAGCAGCTTGCGGCCGCCGGGCAGAATGCAGCGCTCGGCAACCAGGTGTTTAGCCAGGGCAATGCCGCTGCCGGCACGACCGCCGGCCTTGGACAGCAGGCTTACGCCCAGCAGAGCGGCACCGGCATGAACCTGGCCAATATCGGCAACCAGGCCTACCAGCAGACGCAGAGCACGGGACAGGCGCAGCAGGGGCTTGGTCAGCAGGTCTATGGCCAGATGACGGGCACGGGGCAGGCGCTTGCCAACGTCGGCCAGCAGGCCTACGGACAGGGCCTCGGCGCTGCCCAGCAGACGGCCGCGCTTGGCCAGCAGGGTTATGAGCAGGGCACAGGCACGGCTGCCCAGCAGGCGGCGCTCGCCAACCAGGCATTCGGCGCCCAGAACACGACGGCCGGCAATATCGCGGGCCTCGGCAACCAGGCGCAGACGTCGGCAATTCAGGGATCGCAGGCGCAACTCGCCGCCGGTCAGGTCCAGCAGCAGACCGAACAAGCCGGCAAGGACGCGCTCTACAACCAGTTCCTGCAGGAAAAGGCCTATCCGTTCCAAACCACCGAGTTCCTGTCCAACATCGCCCAGGGCACCGGCGCGCTATCCGGTACGACCACATCAACTGTAAAGCCGGGTTCGTTCTTCTCCGACGAGCGGCTGAAGGAAAACATCCGCGAGATCGGCAAGACCCACGATGGGCAGAAAATCTATCGCTACAACTTCAAGGGCGACCCGCGCAGCCAGATCGGCCTGATCGCGCAGGAAGTCGAGGACACGCATCCCGAGGCTGTCGGTGAGGCGCGCGGCTTCAAGACGGTCGATTATGATGCCGCGACAAGGGACGCGGTGCGTGACGGCCGGGCCGATGGCGGCGGCGTTCTGGCTCACCTCCCGAGCATGGTCAGCAATGCGATGTTGATCCATGCGCTCCGCAAGATCGGTGACGGCCGCTTCGGGCCCGGCTACAGCATTCCCGAGCGCGCCGATGGCGGTGTCGTGCCGCGTGCGGCCGGCGGCAATGTGGTCGACTTTCCTTATGGCGGCCGCGACAAGTCCGGCGGCTACATGGCAATGATCCCGCTTGAGGGCCGCAGCCACCAGCTGATTACGGCTGGAGATATTCCGGAAGATAACGCGCCGACCGCGATGGATGCCGTCAACACCGCAAACGGACTGGCTGGCCTCTACAAGACCGGAGAGGAAATCTTCGGCGACAAGCCCGAGGACAAGGCAAAGGACTCCGTTGCCGACGCCCTGAAGGAGCATTTCGGCTTCGCGGCGGGCGGTGTCGTTCCCGATGATCCGGCCTATGCCAACAAGGCGGGCTACATGGGGCTGGTGCCGAACGACAAGGAAAACCATGAACTGTTGACGCCCAATGAGCAGCAACAGAATAAGGGCGGCGGAGGCTTGGGCGGCTTGGTAAAGACGGGCCTGAGTGTTGCCAAAATCTTCGGCTTCGCCAATGGCGGCACGGTCGATGAGGCCTATCTGCTCAATCCCGAGGTCGATGACCGCCCCGTGGACGCCATGGGCAACTTCATCGAAACCAAGCCAGCTGGTGTCGTGCCGCCGAAAGCCGATCCTGTCGCCGAAGCGATTCCGCGCATTGCCCAGCATGAGAGCGGTGGTCGCGACGATGCGCGCTCGCCGACGTCCAGCGCCAGCGGCAAGTACCAGTTCACCGATGGCACCTGGAACGATGTGGTCAGCCGCTATCCGAATCTCGGGCTGAAGCCGGAGGACAAGATGGTCCCCGGCAAGCAGGACATCGCCGCGCCGGTCTATGCGCGCGAACTGGCCGGCCATCTGGAAAAGAATGGCATCGAGCCCACGCCCGGCGCCATCCAGATGAGTTGGTTCCTTGGCCCCGCTGGTGGCCCCCGGTTCCTTCAGGGCATGCGGCAGGATCCGGATGCACCCGGCTTCTCATTTGCATCGCCCGAGGCTGTGGCCGCGAACAAGCCTGTATTCTTCGACAATGACGGCACGCCCCGGTCGGCGCGCGACGTCTATGCCCGGACCACTGGTGACCAGCATGCCGGCGTGGCACCGCCGCGCCAGGCTGCTCCGGCACCGTCACAGGGCGGCGTTGTGCCGGCGGCTGATGCTGGCATCTCGGACGTTCCCACGCCGGACATGGGCGGTCTTGTTCCGATGCAGCGGCCGGCCGCGCCAGTAGCGGCCGCCGAGAAGGCTGAGAAGCCCCATGGCATCGGCGGCTGGCTGTCCGATCCCGCCCATCTCGCCCTGCTCGCGGCCATTGGCGGCACGCTGACCAGTCCAAGCCGCAGCCTGATCGGCTCGCTGGGGTCCGGCGCGCTTGCGGCCGCCCAGACCTACGGGCAGGCCCAGCAGCGCATGGCGGGCACCGAATTGCAACGCGCCCAGGCCGAGAACATCCCGCAGCAGCTGGAAATCTACCGGGGCAAGCTGGATGTCGAGCGCACCGGTCAGGCGCTGCAGGCCTACAAGGACTTCCAGGGCCGGTTCCGTCCGGTGCTGGACGAAAACAACCAGCCGGCATATTTCGACTCCATCTCCAACTCCATCATCTCTGCGCCAGAGTACCAGCAAAAACTTGCGGCATTCCGCGAGTCCGCTGGGCTCAACAAATTGTATGGGGCCGCTGGCGTCGGCGCGTCCAGTAAGAGCAGCCCAGCGCCTGCGCCGGCCGTGGTTACATCTACTTCGGCACCCGCACCTCAGCAGACCACTCCTGTCGGAACGCCACAGCCTGGCGCTGCTCCCGTTCAACCCTCAGCCGTTGCACAGGCGCCGGGCGCCAGCCGCGACGATATTTGGACGAGAAACGGCGTGGCCGACACTTACAACCCGGCAAAGCTAAACGCCGAGGCCGATAAGTTGCAGGACCGCCTGACCTACTTGCGCACTTCCGGCATGGACCCCGACGGCAAACAGGGCGAGGGGCTGCTGAACCAAATCAACCAACTGCGTGACAGGGCGAGCAAAGTCGGCACCGGCGACATTACGCCGCTGGACAATAACAACAACCCCGTCGTCATTCCCGAGGTACTGAATGCCGCCGCTCAGAAAGCGGTCACCGCCGAAGTGTTGCGGAAGCAAACTCAGAATGTCTATGACACGCGCCGCGAGTTGGACCAGTCCTATGTCCAGCGCCAGATCGCCGAGAACCAGGTGCAGGCCATGGCCAACATTCTGGAACACTACGAGCCGGGCGCGTTTGCCCAGCAGAAGGCCGGCATCATCGCGAAACTGCGGGCGATCGGTATCCCGTTCAACGATTCCGATACCGCCAACCCGGCGGCGTTCCAGGCGTTCATGAAGAATGCCACCCGCGCGGCGGCATCCGATACCCGTGCGCTGGGCAGCAATGTCGCCGCATCGACATTCGACCAGATCCAGCACTCGAATCCGAATGCGGACCTGCAGCCGGAAGCCGCCCAGAAGATTCTTGCCCAGATGCTTGGCGAGATGCGCTGGAACGACGCGCAGCGCGACGCCTTCGTGAAGTGGCACGACAAGCACCCGACCGCGCAGACCGCGTCCGACTTCTACACCGAATGGATGCCCGCGAACCCCGTCGCCAAATATGTCGATGACGCCCGCAAGGGCTTGGCCGTGACCGGCATCTTCCCGGCGAACCCGTCGGACGCTGTGCCAGGGCAGGCGTATATCATGCCGGCAGGCACCGTGTTTGGCGGCGAAAAGACCCAGAAGCCGATGAAAGTCGTGGCAGAGCAGGGGGCTGACGGCAACATGGTCTATCGTCCCGTCGATGCTGGCGCGCCTTCTGGCCCCAAGCCGCAGATCACCCCGGAGGAAGCGCGGGCCGAACTGGCTCGCAGGAAGGCCGCGCAGTAATGGCCGACCTATCCGGAATGTCCGACGAGGAACTGGAACGGATCGCCGGTGCCGCGCCAGCCGCAGCACCGCCCACAGCTGCGGATATGTCCAATGAGGACTTGGAGCGGATTGCAGCACAGCCGGAGGCCAAGCCTGTCGGCGCGCCGCCCAGCGCGCTTGCGGATACGATAAAATCTGGCGCAGCGGGTCTTGCGCGCGGCACTGTCGGGCTTCCTGGGATCATCGGCGATGCGGGCGCGCTGTATGATTACGCGGCCAACCGGGCTGGCCACTACGGCATCAAGGCGCTGGAAGCGATGGGGCTGGCCGATCCGGGAACGGCTGACCGGTATGAAAAGCTAGATCAGGAAGCGCTTGCTCGCGCTGCGGCCAAGGATAAAGGAACCAGACTCCAGGCCGAAGGGAAGATCAATTACATCTTTGGGATGCCCTTTCCGACGTCCACCGGCATGATTGCCGCTGCGGACAAGGGGATCAATGCGGTAAGGCCTGAGACGCTTTCCTCTTTGGTGACGGGCGATAAAGGGCCGACGCCCTTGGATTACAAGGCGCAGACGACGCCAGGTCGTTATGCCCAAGCCATTGGGGAACTGGCGCCATCTGCATTCCTTGGCCCCGGCACGGCGGCACAAAAAAGCACCATGACGGTCGGCGCCGGCCTTGGTAGCGAAGCGGCGCGCAAGCAGTTCGAGGGCACCAGCGCGGAAGTTCCTGCACAGATCATCGGTGGGCTGGGTGGGGGTCTCGGAGCAGGTGCGACGCTGGCTGGCGCGCAGGCGACCACTCGCGGTGCGGCTGACTGGATTCGCCCGATAGTGAATCCGGAAAGCCATGCCAGCCGGCTGCTAGCCAACGCGCTCAAGGACCGTCCGGCCGCCCAGGCTGCGCTTGATGCGCCCCATGAATTGGTGCCCGGTTCGATGCCGACGACGGGACAGGTGACCGGCGACTTGGGCGCGCTGGCGCTTGAGCGTGACATCGCGACGCAGAACCCGGTTCCATTCAAAATGCGTGAAGGCGAGCAGAACGCCGCGCGCATGGCGGCATTCCGAGGCGTCCAGACGGAAGGCGCGCCCGAGGATGTGGCTCGCTTCCTTCGCGACCAGCACAACCAGATCGACGCGGCGCACCAGATCAACATCGACCGCTATCTGACCGAGGCGCAGCGGAAGGCCGCAGACCTCAACGGCACTGGCACGCCGGAGTTCTATGGCACGCGGATTGGCGCCGAAATCACACCGAAGATCGAAGCGGCTCGTGCGCAGGCGGCCGGCCAAGTCGGTGCGCTTGGCGGCACGACGCCGCCGGAAGTGCTTGGTCTAACCATGCGGGATGCGCTGCAGGAGTCGCGCGCCGCCGCCAAGGCACAGAAAGACGCGCTTTATCAGGCCATCGACCCGGAAGGCAGCATCAATATCGTCGCGGCTCCGGTGCGCAACCGCGTCATGCGGATGGCCGATGAGTTCAACATGAACTCCAAGCCGCCGGACGGCGAAGAACTGCAGGTGTTCAAGATCGTGGCGGATATGCCTGAAGTGGTGCCGTTCCAGGATCTCGTCGCGCTTGAACAGCGCGTGACCGCTGCCATGGCGGCAGAAAACGGCCGGACGCCGACGTGGGGGCGCCTGTCGCAGGTCAAGTCGGCGATCAATGACGCGATGGACAACGGCGTCAGGAACCAGGTTGAACGCGAACGAAGCGCCTTGGCGCGCGGCGCGATCTCCGCTGGCAATACCATCGAGGACCGCGCCCATGCCCTGTTCGGCAAGTGGATGGATGATTCTGCGCTGGCTCCGGCCGGGGCACCCGCATCTCCGCCGGCACTGGTGCCGAACTTTGACGAAGCGGCTGCCCAACGTCTCCGGGACGCCAAGAGCGCGCATAGCGAACTGAAGGCGACCTTCGACGAGGGGCCCGTTGGCGCTGTCCTGAAAGACAAATTCGGGCGTCCGACAATGCCGGAGTCCGCGGTGCCGGCAACCGCTTTCATCCCCGGCGACAAGGGGCTGCAGACCGCGCAGGCCTTCACGAAGGCATTTGGCGAGAATGAGGGCGCGCGTTCGGCGCTGGTCGATCAGGCCGCCGCGTCGCTGCGCAAGGCCGCGCTGCGCGAGGATGGCACGCTGGACCCTGCGAAATATGCCGTGTGGGCCAAGAACCATGCTCAGGCGCTGCGGGCCATTCCGGATGCCGCTGATCGCTTTGCGCAAGCCGCGCGGGCCAGCGACGGCATGTCGCAGTTCGCACCGTTCCGGCCTGATCTGGCACCGTCCACCGTGCCTGAACTGTTCTTCCACACCGGACCGTCGGGGTTCGAGGGTGTGCAGCAATTGCGCCGGATGGTCGGCGATGACCGGGCAACACAGCTGCTCGGCGATTATGTCGCCTCAAAGGTCCGGTCCGCCGCGATGACAGCCGACGGCACGATTGATCCGGTCAAGCTGGCGGCATTCCAGAGCGACCGGCAATATGGCAATGCCCTGCGCGCTTTCCCCGAACTGAGCGAACGGTTCGGCGATGCCGCGAAGGCTACCCAGGCCGTCACCGAAGCGGCTCTTGCGCGCAAGCAGGCGCTGGATGATTTCCAGGCCGGCGCCGTCGGCAAGGTCATGGGCGTTTCCGAGCCCACCGATGTGGTGCGGACGGTCGGCAGCATCTTCGGCCGCAACGATGCCGTGGCGCAGATGAAGCGGCTGGCGGCAGAAGCGGCGAAAGACCCGGATGCAGCCGAGGGCCTGAAAAAATCGGTCATGGACCATCTGCTCGAGCGGTTGCAATCGCAGACCGAGGCGGCGGCCAGTGGCGAGAACCTGATCAAGGCAAACGCCTTCCAGGAATTCCTGGCGAAGAACAGGCCTGTGCTGGAAGCGGCTGGACTGGGTAAGGAAAGCATCGACACGCTGAACGCCGTGGCGGCCGATATCGCGCGCGCCAAGCGGACCATGAACGCGACCAAGTTCGCCGGCCAGTCGAACACGCCGCAGGATGCGATTGCGCCGATGCAGGAAGCCGCGCGGGGCATCAAGGAATCGGCTGGAAAACTGGCGGCACCTCTTGGCCTGGCGGCAGCAGGGCAGCACGGCGCGGCGGCAGCGGCGGCCATCAGCGGCTTGGCGAAAGACTTCGCAAACGCCATCCGTGAAAAAGGCATGGGCAACGTCCGCGCCTCGTTGCGTGACGCCATGCTGGACCCGAAACGCGCCGCCGAGATGCTGCGCAAGGCCCCGACCAGCACCCCCATGTCAACTGGCGAGCGGCTGCGCAACGCCATGCTGTTCGTGCCCATGCAGTCCGCGATTCATGCGCCGAACGCCGCCGACAAACGCCGCGAGGATCCGGTGTACGCGCCAGCCGAGCGCAATGGTGGTCGAATCCGACGGTCCGATGGGGGGTGGCTTCCTCTGCAGGTCAATAACTCCGAGTCCTTCATGCGACCGGTTACAGGTGAACAAGCTGAGGATGATGCAGTTGGCCCATCCGCAAGGGCAAAGATGCTTGACGTCGCGGTTCGCCCTCAGGAAATCGTACCTGGAGTTGTTGTCTCGGGCGGTTATCGCCAGTCGGATATTGATGGAGCGATGCGCGCTCCGAAGCAGCGCGGGGTATATGCAAACGTGTCCGCGCCGATTCTGCATAATGACTTCGGTGATCCCACGCTCGTCGGCAGGGCAAGCGCTTCAAAGATGGGTCCATCTAACCAGATAGGCTTTGGCGTCGAGGCTCCGACCGCCATAGGCAATTTTAGCATTGATGCGTCTAGGATGAAGCCAAAGGGTGGCGAAGCCGATGATCGCATCATGGCAAGATTTTCGCGCCGATTTGCAAACGGCGGCCGCATCGGCAATCCGTCGGACATCGCCGACGATCTCATCCGCCAGCACGAGCGGATCAAGAACGAGACGAACCGGGAGACGAAGCCATTGCTGCAACAGCCCGACGAGGCGATTGCGGCGGCGCTGGCGGTGGCGAAAAAGCAGATCGGCGGCGCGGTCTAGTCGATGAGGCCTTCCGCCTTGAAGTAGCGGAACGCCACCTTGCGGGCCACCCAGATGCCAAGCGGGAATCCGATGATGACGCCGAACCACGTCAACTCGGGCGCGACCTTGTAGCAGGCGAGCGTCAGGCCAATCCATATCGCGAAGAAGATGATGAGCGGAATGGCCAGCAGCACCACGCCGCCGACGGCCAGCAACAGCACGCCGGGGACGAAAATCAGGGCCAGAACCAGCAGGATGAACCAGATCATCGGCGTTCCTCGCCTAGCCGGGGCATGACCGGCCTCCACACCATCCGCGACGCCTCAATGCTCCACCGCTCCACCGTGATGGTCAGCACATGCGCGACGAGGAAGGCGGCGACAACCTTGAGCCACAACGGGCCGGGGACATGCGCGATGACCACCCAATGCGACAGATAAAGCGGATAGCTGATGGCGCCCAGATATTGGGGTAGCGGCGATTCCAGCAGCCGGTTGCGCGGTGCCAGATGGGACATGGCCGCACCCGCAAGGAACAGGCTTCCGTAAAAGGCTGCCTGGTGCAACACGTACACCCCGGAAAGCAGCCCGGCAATGCACGCCAGCGCCGCCCAGCCGATGTGCGTTCGGGCCCAGACGATGAGGGGCATGAAGAACATGGCCGCCATCTCGATGCAGAGCGACCATGCCGGCGGGTCAGCCTCGGGCATCCAGAAAAATTCGGCCATCGGGTGCGGGTCCAGCAGATACGCGGCGCCGACGCAGATCACATACATGGGGAGAAGCCGCACGGCACGGCGCAGCAGGAAGCGCCCGTATTGGCCGTCGTAACCTGGCGCCAGCACCATGCCGGACAAGATGAAGAACCCCCAAGCCGCCAGCCGCCCGTTGACCTGCAGGGCTTCAAAGGGCGTGAGGTGGGCAACCAGCACGCTCAGCGCCAGCAGCCCACGGATGCCGTCCAGCGCGTGATTCCTGCCCCTGATCATGATAGTGGCCCCATGCACCGCAAATGGTGAGCATACAGGACCGGCGCAAGGCTGTATTCTCCCGAATTCTTGTGTTGAATGCCGCGCTGCGCTATTCTCCGTCCCGGAGCGAGTGTTTCCGCCCAGCGCGCCCCGGGGCGACACGTAAGCTGGCCTGATGCCTCCGTCACTCACGTCGTGAGCAATGGAGCGTCTTGCATGGTCAGTACATTCACGCCGAACGTGGGCATCGAGCGCCCCGCCAACAACGATTACGTCGATACATGGGACGTCCCGGTCAACGCCGACTGGACGCTGATCGACAAACGTATCGGCGCCAGTGTCCAGGTTTCGCTGACCAATGTGGACGTGGCGCTGTCCCAATCGCAGGCGCAGAACCAGCGCATCCTGTTCACCGGCACCCTGAGCGGCAACGTCACCGTCACCATTCCGCTGGCGTTCGGCAGTTCGACCGTGGCCATGGGCGGCGTCTGGATCATCGACAACCAAACCACCGGCGCGTTCAACATCACCGTCAAGACCGTCGCATCCGGGTCAACGGGAATCGTCGTCACCCAGGGCAAGACCTCGACCATCGTGTCCGACGGCACGAACGTCAAATTCGCCGATGATCGGGTGAGTTCGATTGGCGGCCCCACCGGCCCCACGGGTAGCGGCGGCCCCACGGGCCCAACCGGCGCCGGCGGCCCGGGCAGCCCGGGGCCAACTGGCCCGACTGGTAGCACGGGGCCTACGGGAACGGCCGGCTCAAATGGTCCGACGGGGCCGACCGGTCCGAATGGCATCGTGCCGGACCCGCTGCCGGTCGCCAACGGGGGCACCAATGCAGCGACGGCGGCGGCCGCGTTGACAAATCTCGGGGCCGCTTCGCTGGTCGCCAACACCTTTGGAGGCACCCAGAACTATGCCGACAATCTGCTGGTCGCCCCGCTCATCAAGGACTACGGCGTCGTCACCATCGCCAAGGGCACCGTCTCCGGCTCGCAGACCATCGACGTCACCAACGGCAACAACGTCACGGTCCAGATCAGCGGCACGACCACCTTCACCTTTTCCAATCCGACCGCATCGCCGAATGCCTGCGGATTCTCCATGCGCATCGTCAATGGCGGCTCCGCGACGGTGAACTGGCCGGCATCGGTGAAGTGGCCAGGCGGCGCGGCTCCGACACTCACCAGCTCCGGCGCCGATGTCCTCGTGTTCTACACCACCGACGGCGGGACGATCTGGTCCGGCTTCGTCGCGGGCCTGGATATCAAGTAATGCTGGGCTGGCAACTTCTTCTCATGGCGGCGCGCGGCAAATACGGTCAGCAATCGTTCACGACGCCTGGCACAACCAGCTTCGTCGTTCCGTCCGGCGTCAACCGCATCTCGGTCCTATGCGTCGGTGCGGGCGCCGCGGGCCAAAATATCGGCACCGGAGATGGCGGCGGTGGTGGCGGTGGTGGCGGCCTGTCCTACACGAACTATCTGCCTGTCACCCCGGGCGAGACGCTGACGGTCGTCGTCGGCGCCGGCGGCATATCGCCAGGGTCACCCACGGGCGGCGACACCAAGCTCCGGCGCTCGAGTACAGACCTCGTGCTGGCAAAGGGTGGCGGCGCAGGCGATGCGATGGGCAATGGTGGCACGGGCGGCCAAGCATCATCCGGCATCGGCACGATCAAGTTCTCCGGCGGCAACGGCGGCAACAAGTCAGGCGGGTATGCGGGCGGCGGCGGCTCGTCGGGCGGCTATTCCGGCAATGGCGTGAATGGCGGCAACGGGAATGGCACCGGCGCGAACGGCAACGGCGGCAGTGGCGGCGGTGGTGGCCCCGGCGGCAATACCGGCCAGTTCGGCGCGGCCGGCGCGGGCGGCATCGGCATTCTAGGGCAAGGCAGCAACGGAACAGGCGGTGCGGTCAATGTCGGGGGCACCGGCGGTTCCGGCGGCACGGCGGGCTCGAACGCGACGAATTCGGCTGGTGCGGATGGCGGCAATTATGGCGCTGGCGGGGGCGGCGTCGGCATAAGCGTCGGCGCTGGCGGGGATGGCGGCGGCGGAGCAGTCCGCATTCTGTGGGGCGCCGGGCATGTATTCCCGACGAATGCAGTGAATTGGTGACGAGACTTTAAGAGCGCCCCCGACGTCCGCGGACACGAACGCCGGGAGCTATCACAACCACCTGGATTAGAGGTGATCATGATTGGGCCAATGACGACACGATTCAGCGGGGCTGGCAATGGTGGAACATGACCGGCTATCGGAGACCAGAGAGATGGTAGTTGCCGCGCAATCGGAGATTCGCCAGCTATGTCAGGGCCAAGCCCGCATAGAGGCGAAGCTTGACCGAGTGTGCGAGGACAACGAAGACCAGCACCGGCAGGCGCGGGACATGATCACGTCTGGGCTCGACAAGGTACACACCCGGCTGAACTTGATCATCGGCGGCGGCGTCACGGCAATGCTTGGGGTTATCGCCTACTTGGTCATCTACGGCGCGCCATGGGTGACCAAAGACCAATACCAGTCGGACGTGAAGACGATCATCCAAGAAATGCGCATTGAGGAACGCAAATGACCAACGCCATTACGCGCGGAATCCGAAACAACAACCCCGGCAATATCGACCGTGACGGCACCCCGTGGCAGGGCATGGCCGATGACCAGTCAAGCGACAAGCGATTCATCGTATTCAAGTCCGCGCCGTACGGCATTCGGGCGCTGGCTCGGGTGATCGTCACCTACCAGGACAAGCACGGCCTAAGCACGGTTCGTCGGATCATCGGCCGTTGGGCGCCCCCAGTTGAAAATGACACGGAAGCGTATGTCGACGCCGTCGCCGCATCAGTCGGCGTTGGCCCCGACGATGTGATTAACGTGCATGATTTCAACGTCATGAAGCCGCTGGTGAAGGCCATCATCAAGCATGAGAACGGTGTCCAGCCCTACGCGGATTCGGTCATTAATTACGGCCTTACCCTGGCGGGCATTACGGCGGTCGCCGAGCCAAAGCCCATCGCCAAATCCCCGACCGTCATTGGCAGCGCGATTGCTTCGGCAGGGACGGCTGGTGGCGCGGTTGTGTCCCAGATCAAGGACACGGACATCCATAACCTTGTCGGCGCTCAGGACACCATTGAGCAGGCAAAGGAAGCGGTCTCAATGACCATGGGGTTCTGGTCCTATGCCGGAATAGCCATGGCCGTCCTGACGGTGATCGGGATCGGCATCGTGCTGTGGAGCAAATACGACAGGCGGAAAAGGGGCGTGGAATGAGGAGCGTTCTTCTAACGGCTCCTGATCCAAGGCTTTATGAGCGGGCTGGACAGGTTGTTCAGATAACCGACGCCGTGCGCTCCATTTTGGATGATATGGGCAGTGCCATGGCCGCGCACTTTGGCATCGGCTTGGCGGCACCTCAAATTGGTGTCCCGCTGCGGATGGTGGTTATGCAGATCGCAGGTGGCCCCCTTCGAGAAATGATTAACCCCGAGATAACATTCCGATCCGCCCAACACGTGCTGAGCCGGGAATCGTGCCTGTCTGTTCCAGGACTTTCCGCTGACATGCGCCGCCATGCATCTGTGCGCGTCGCCTACACCGACCGTACCGGAAGGCGCGTGGTGCTTAAAGCGGCTGGGCTTCTCGCTACCTGCATTCAACACGAAGTCGACCATTTGGACGGCAAAGTGATTGGGAGCCAACCATGACCTTCCTCGCAACACTGCTCGCCCGCTACGCTGCCGGACGCTGGCTGCAGGCCAATTGGGGATGGCTGAAATACCTCGCCATCACCCTAGCCGTCCTCGGGCTTCTGTGGGCCGTACACAGCCATATCTGGCACGCGGGCTACGATGCGGCGGACAGTGAGTGGAAGGCCCGCCAGCAGGCAGCACAGGCCAAAGCGCAGGCCGATAGCTGGGAATACATCGACACGCTCCACGGAATCGACGTGAGCCTGACCGCCGACAAGGCACAAACCCAACAGCTAAGGACCATATACCGTGATCGCATCAGAACGGTGGCAGTTGATGTTTATCGTGATCGCCAGTGCGATCTTCCTCGCGGGGTGTTCGACGACCTCAACGCCATCCGCGCGGGTACGGCTCTCCCCGTTGTCGGCGGAAATGATGGCGCCCTGCCCACCGCTCCAGCCCTTGACGGATCAGACCATCCCAACACTGGTCACAGCCGACGCTGACGCTGCCTTGGCGTATCGGGACTGCCAGCGTAAGCATTTACGCGTCATCGACGCCTACGAGGCAGCGCGGGCGGTGAATGACCATCAGTAGTGTTGAGGGTCATTAATGGCGAAAGGCCACCCATTGCTGAGCGGCCTTTCTGGCTGGGGCAGGTGCCCGAAGGACATCTTCCCGCAAGCATCCTACCCCAAAGGAGCCCATCATGAAAGACCGTAACCTCACCCTCGGCCAGCTACGGTTCATCTGGCGGAACTTTCTCGAAGCGCGCGCTCTACTCGCTGCCGGGTTTGTCGGTGGGGTCGTGGTCGGGCGGCTGTTGGGTTAGCCGCTCCCCCGATGCCAGACCGTATCGGGCTATGCAGAGAAGTCATAGGCCTCCATGGCCGCGTGGAGGTTTGGATTTGGTGGCGACTGCCGCCTTCTTTGCCAGCCAATCGCGCCGCTGTTCAGTCTGATTGATGTGCGCCTCAAATTCCTCGCGGTGAGCATCAACGAGGGCTGCGATCGCAACTAGTTCGTCTCGAAGCCGAGTTCCGCGATCCGTCCGCCACCCGGCCTCCCATTGTATCTCACGCTCCAGCGCCTTTCTCGGGTCGTCTTCCCAGGTTCCCCATCGCTGCGCCGTAGTGCTACAGGTCATGCAGGTCAATAAAGCGCACCGCTGCCGCCCCAAGTCCTTGTACCGGGCAAAATACTCTTCCCGGCTAATGGTTCTGACTTTGCTGGCGTCAAAACCACATTCAGTAATTCCGGCCGCTTGCCGCCATGGAAGCTGCGGGCGAAGCACATGATCAACAGGTTCTTTCATCCGTCTATCTCCTACTCGGGTTTGTCGGCGTCGTGGGGGTGGGCGGCAACCCATCCAGCAAGACCATCTCATACACCTCAAAGAATGAATCAATTTCCAGCAACTTCCGATCAATTTTAGTACGCTGTTCCTCTAACGCTAATTTCCTTTGGTATGCGCGCTTAAGGATGTCGCTGCTCATCTACCGCTCTCCCTCGGCACGATCACATACCCGGCTTCTGCAAGGGCGCGCTCCACGGCGGCGGCGCACAACTGATCAAGATGGGCTTGGCAGGCATCGGGATCGCCTTCAAACACCACGCCGGCGCCAAAGCACGTCAATTGGGTCTGCGCGCCAAAACTAGCTGTCCAAACTGTGTGCTTCTCCCTCTCACTCGCCCACGCACTGGCGATGATGGCGGCGGGGGTCATGTCATTCATCACTGTCAATCTCCACCCATTTGTCGCCAGGTTCTTCTGGCGCGCCATCCGGTAGGATGAGGTAGCTGCGCTTGCTGATGGGGCGAACTCGGACCCTTTCCTTCGGCGGATATTCCCAGACACAGACGCCGTATTCATCGACGCGCTTGCCCTGCTTCGACCATAGGCCAGTGGCGCGCCAGATTTTATGATTGTGCCCAAGCTCACGCACGCGACCCGATCTAGTCATGGGCAGCGGCCCCCACATTTCGCTCCACTCGAAGATGTAGCGGGTGCCGTCGATGATAATTTGGTGAACGGGATTGGGCTTGCGTGGGTAAAACCTTGACGACGCGATGATCTCGTCAGGCGTCTGTTCAGCCATCGTCTGTCTACTCCTGTATGTGAGAGGCGGGAGGCGGCAACCACCGAACGAGCGGTTGCTCATTGGCGATGTAAAGCGGGTGTTTTGGTTGACCGGACTTGGTGGTGCCAAGGCATTGGAATTTAATCCCAACCTCGCCAGCGATCTGAGCCACTTGGCGCGCGCGATTGAAGTGGTCCCCGTGCGCTCCCCAGCCGACGACAGCTAGACCGTTCCGCTCTTTACATTCAGTCAGGATGCGTCTGATGTGGGCATTGTTCTCCGGCCCAATGGGATCGCGCATCCGCTTCCAGTCGGCAGGTTCAGTTGCGCGGCCGGCGCCAAGGTTCCAGACGATCAGCGAGCCATATCCAAGCCGCTCCGCCCGCCGCCAGTTCCGAATGATCGTCGGGTCGTCAATTTCATGATCTGCCGTGCTTGGATTGAGCATTCCGGAAACGTATGGCGGCAGGCTGTCATCCCATTCGCGCCGAAGTTCGTAGCGGTAGAGCCCGCATGGCGAGATGATCGCGCTCTTGCGGACCGTGGGAAATAATTCGCTCACTCAACCCGCCCTGTGTGCGCATCGATTACCCGGATGCCGGCAGAGCGTGCCGGTTCGAACGGGATAACAACCGGGTCGTCCCCAAGCAATTCGGCCACTCGTGCCTGCTCCTGTTCGATAAAAAGGATCGCTGACCGCGCGCAGTCCTTGGCGAACTTCGGCGTTGCCTTGAACCATTCCAGCCGGACATGCAGGTATTTCAGAAGATCATGCGCTTGCCGCTCCATACGCGGAGCCAGCCGCTCGTTCACAACCCAGGCGTGCTCGATGCTGCATTGGAGCGGGTTGCCGGTTTGGATGTGAGCGAGCCGCCGATAGACGTTCTTCGTGATTCCGATCTTGACGTAGTCACCGCAGGAGATGAGGTAGAGGAACATCCACCCCTCTGGGGCATACCCGTCCTTGGCAATCTTATGCAC